TCCGACAAAAAAAAAAATAGGAGGAGAAGTTTTTTCGACTTCTCCGCCTTAGCCTCTTACATGCAATAATACAAATTACCAGAATTTCAATTTCGGTATAAAACCTTTAACCGCGGATGTACAGACACCAAGCTCCTCGTGCTCAGTAATGAGCTCATATCCAAGTTTCGTGATCTTTGCAGCTGTCACTGCACAGAATACCTTTGTTCCGCAATCAATTGCTGTATGGACAATAGATGTCATTGCTTCCGTCTTAGCAATAGTTTCTTCAGACTCGCATTTCCATGCCTCGGCTTCAACTCTCTTAAATTCTGCTTCAGCTTTCTTGCTTTCTGCTTCTGCTCGCTTTTCCTCGGCAGCAGCTCTCATACCTTCCATCTCAGCTTTCTTGATTTCTGCTTCAGCTTTCTTGCTTTCTGCTTCTGCTCGCTTTTCCTCGGCAGCAGCTCTCATACCTTCCATCTCAGCTTTCTTGATTTCTGCTTCACTTTTCATCAATTCTGCCAGTGCTTTAGCTGCACTTTCATACTCCTTCGATCCAAACTCAAGTGTCACGAGTTTGTCAATGTGTTTCTGTTTCATCTCTTCGTAGGTCATGATTTACCTCCTTAAAGTACAGTATTTATTGTATCATTACAGGCCAGAAAAATTTTGCGAATCATCAACAATATTTATGACTCTAAGATTAACGTACTTTCTCATCGGGATCTCATCTAAAGGAATATGGAATTCCATAAGATACTTGTCTCGCTTTGGATCTGTGACATCAACTTTAAGAATACCGTCAACTTTTCGAGCTCGCCTTAAAAATATACCAACTATAAGTCCTACGCCTACGCCGATAAGATAGCCAGTTGCAATTGAAAGATTCATATGTTACTCCTTTCTAAAAAAAAAAAAAAGAAGGAGATCGTTTCCCCTTCTTTTTGATTTTCTTATTTTTGTACTAGATAAAAATAGATTTTACTTCCAACAAAATGTTTCAAATGTCCCACAATATTCATATTCCTCGGATCAACAGAGAATGTCATTATAGAACTATGCGTGTGATCATTAATCCACGTAATCATCCTCTGTGCTATCCAAGAATTGTAATGTGTTATATCAAACGAACCGTCCTTCATTTTTTCAAACGTTTCATCATACTCCTCGTTCCAATTCTTGTACAGCTCTTCCGATGCATCCGCAAAAATGTTATACACTCGCATATGCTCCCGCTGAGCTATTCTCTCAAATACCTTCGGAATGCCACTGGTTACATATTTTACTACAAGTACCATGGTTGTTACCTCCTATTTTTTTTCTATTATAGGAGGATTAATAATTACGAATAAAAAATAGAGGCTCAAACCCCTATTTTGTAAAACTCCTTCATTGTGTTATTTACTAGTTCTTCTGTTTCTTTTAGACTTTGTGTTACCCTGTTGGTTTCGGCAATCGTTTCTAAGACGTATGCCACACATAGACCTTCTATCGCACCGATAACCGAGCAGGTAATTAAAAATGTTTTTAAATTCATAATAACCTCCTATAATCTACAATGGTTGTTTCTATTAGAGAAATGAATTTAATTACGAAAAAAAAAAGAAAAGAGCCGTAGCTCTAATCCTTTAGACTAATATGTTCATAACTTTCTCAAAATCTTTTGACGTCATGTCAACATCCCCATCGATGTGAAGTTTAATTGTGTCGCCATCATTTTTGGCTATTATCTTCCCTAATCTTATGTTCATGTCACAGCCGATTCTTCGTCTAATAGTCTTTTTGATCCAACGTTCAATAAGCATCCGCATCAACTTAGATCCAATTATCATTTCGTCCATTTTTCATCTCCTTATAAGTCAGTTTGTTTACATATCGTTATACGACGAGAAAAAAATACGAAAAGAAATAATTACGATTATGAACCAAAAACATTGCAAAATCTAATCTCTCAGCTTATCTAACAAGTAGAAGAATTTTCTATATGTTTTGTAATACAAATCCTTCTCGCATGGCAAATCATATATCATCTTCAACTCAGTGAAACTTTTTTCTTCAGTTACCCCTTTTAGAATATACCCTCCTAAAACCCTATCACATTCATTAGCAGCCATTTCGACAATGTCTATCCGATGCTTTAAAGATTCCGCTTTCACGCCAAAATCGCCGGTTAAATCTTTAAGCTTCCTGTTTGATGGCCTGGCTAAACTTAACCCGCCAGAGGAATATACTTGTAGGCACTCGCAGTACTCCTTTTTCCACATGCGATACTGTCTGCAAAACCACGTTAGTTCAAGTTGCCTGCACCTTGGAATATGGTATGGGTTTCGTTCGCTAACCTCGGGTCTTATCTTTCTTGGCATATATTTCCCCTCCAATCGTAGTCTAGTGGAGAGAATATACCAAAACTGTGTCACCCGAGTACGGTATTTAAGCTGGGTTAGTCTTATCTAACCGCTTGGCCAAAATAAAAAGAGCGCCGACGTTTAAGCCGATGCCCTTTTTATCATGTCCAAACATATGAGGAAGCACGTCTTGTTACAGTCTGTTACAATTTGTTACAGAGCCCTTAATCTACAGTTTAAGTGCTAGGTTTTAAGCCACTTCCATATGGAGCTGAGGGGAGTCGAACCCCTAAAACTCGCGTCACGAATGGCTTAATTCCTCATGTTTCGCTGCAAAATATCACTAATTTGTGTTACAGCTTGTTACAGGGGCGAATTCTGGTATCGCATCGACTATTTCAACCCTTTGTTTTATGGCTTTTCGCCTTTTCGCATATGAGACGTTGGTGGTTGAAATATCCGTATGCCCCATATTTTCTATGATTGCTTTTGGTGCCACGTCATTATCGAGAAGGATCGATGCATAGGTCTTCCTGATTTTATGCGGCGACCTTTTTCTTATCCCAAGGTCCTTACACGCCTTATAAAGAGCATTCCTGAAGTACCCAGCTCTTACTCTGCTTCCGTCTTTGGCGAAAACATACTCGCTATACGGGTTGATTTCTTTAGCCTGCTCTAGAATCCACATGGCATTTGTTGGAATCGGAACTACTCTAGCTCCGGCTTCGGTCTTAGTTAAGGAGATTACCTCGCAGTGGGACTTATGATTAGCGTCTGTCCAGATAGTCTCAGTACGTCTTATCTGAATCCCGCCGTCATAAATATCCTCCCACTTAAGTCCTGCGAGTTCTCCTACTCTAATTCCAGTTACGAAAAGAAGTAAAAGCCCCAAATATCTAGCGTCTTTCTTCCTTTTAAAGTAAACAGCTAACGCAGCGACCTCCTCGTCATTAAAAACCTGAGACTCTTCTGGCTTCTCATAACGTCTAAATGCGTTTTTACCCCACTCGAGTTCTTCGCTGACCGCTGCCATTGAGATATCGGTTAGCTTCTTCTTTCTGGCATACTTAAATATACTACGAGTAATAGTCATCAAGTTGCCGTATGCCTTGGCGTTTAGATTAAGCTCGACCTTCGTATCCCTGATGAATTCGATCAATATCTCCGTCGTGACGTCGCCAATCTTATTCTCTCCAAACTCAGAGTAAAAACGATTAAAATCCGTCTGATTCCTGGTTAGCGTTGATTCTGAAATTGACCCCTCGCGGAATTTTTCAAGTTGAGATTCCTCAAAAATATCCTTGAGTGTCGGCCCCTCTTCTAGCGACTTGTAGTAATCAATCAGAAATTCATCTAACACCCCTCGCTCTCTAAATACCACTACCCTGCTCCCATTCTTATCGGGGACTCTCGTGAACCATCTACCATCCTTTCCTTCAGTGATTTTGTACTTATGCTTTAAAATATACGACTTGGCTTCGTGTCTCTTCATAATGTCCTCAATCAGAAGACGCACTTCCTCATCAGTCATTGTAACAGACGAATCGAACTTTTTCAATAGATTGCACGTGGTACTCATAATTCACCTCGGGAAAGAGATGGTAGAATGATAACAGCAATTTACGTCACCTGAGTTCGGTAAATATACTATTTTTCATACTTTTTAGCCGCTTCAAGCGAACTAGGACCGAAGTTACCAGCAGGCTTATCAGAAACTTTAAGGATGACCTGAGCTCTCTTAACGGTCGCCAGAGTAACTTTTCCGAAATCTCCATCAGCGGAAATTTTATCCCCTGTGATCCAGTTGCACAGTTTCTGTAGCTTCTTTACCTCTTCTCCCTCATCACCAAGAGTGAAAAATCCTCTTAAAGGCAGTTTAGGGAAACCTCCTTTGTATTTGGACTTACCGGTTGTAGACTTCGGAACTTCTACAGCAGGAACAGTGTAAACCCAGGCTACATGACCGATCTGTTTGGGCCGTTCAGGGTCGTTGCCAATATATAAAATCGCATCACCGACTTTAAGCTTCTTAGGATTTGTAATATGACCATTCTTGATTTTAACATTCACCGTCTCAAATAGATCAGACTCGTAGATGGCAGCAGTGTTAAAAAGCCAAGGGAAGTCATAACCAATTTTCTCTAATGTAGCCATACCCGAAGAAGAGCAATCCGAGTAGAACCGCCCATTCTTATACGCTTTGTAAACATACGAGCGGCGATCCTGAGAATAGTAGTTTCTATCAACAAGGATCTTAATCGTATTGTGGAACTTCTTCCGCTTGGAATCAGTCAGGGCTTTAAGTCTTTTAACCGCAATGATTCCTTTGTGCTTACCGTTCGGAGCCTTATTGGCGTACCGCTGAGTCGTGTACTCATACAGGTTTTTAATAGCAGCCCGTCCGGACCCATGATTAAAAATTGTAATATCTTTTTCTGTAATTTTTACTGTAGCCAAGGTTCTCACCTCCATTTTGAATTACTCGTCTTCGATCATGAACTCAAGCGAATCCATGTCCTTATCGGACAGATTAAGTCCGTCAAGCTCAGAGAGTTTAATCTTCTGAATCTTAACGTCAGTCTCCTGGGCCATGATTTCGTTGTATCTTTTGATAAAGTCGTTCATGAATTCAGGTTTGACCATACGTTTATCCCCATCCGCAGTCGACCGCTCGTCGTCGCTGAAATCGCTTTTAAGCTCGTTAAGCGCCTCTTCGATAACCGCGTCTGCGTCCATAAGCGCTTTCTTATTAAGTCTTCTTTTCCATGCGACTGCAACTGGGAATTTAACACTATGATCGCTGTTGTTAATCGCATCAATAATCGCTACGATTTCTTTGTTTAACATTTGGTTACGCTCCTTTTCTAATCGTCTCAAGTTCGTTCTCGAGCCTCTCAATTCTCAGTTCCTGTCTCTGAATAACAGCCACCATTGGTGCGATTAACTCTTGATAAGACATCCCCCATATAAGTTCGCTATCGTCAACTTCTTCCCCAAAGTAGTCCACCTTCGATTTGCTTTCGGAAGAATAAGAGGCAGTAACTAAGGCTAGGTTTTCGCCTATGCGTTTACATGTTTCGGCCGTTTCCTGAGCTATAAAGCCCAATCTTTTTCTTCTGTGATCCCCGTCTTTCCACATGTAAGCGCATGGTTTTAACGACATGATCAGTTCGTTTGCAAAATTGATATCCCCTAAAACATCCTTATCTTTTGCGTCAGAACCATGCACTGTGGTATCTTTTACGTAAATAGATGCCCATCTGTGGTTTGAAGTGCCAAGCATGGTCGCGTTATCTGAATTAGGATAAAAGCAATTCGTTTCGTACCCCAAACGAACATACGTCAACGCGTTTCTTATATGGACCGCATTTGTGATTCCGGCAGAACCAATGACAAGATCTTTGTCGTTACTAGTACCTACCAACCAGCAACTATTTGTAAAATCATACAAACCCCTGCTTTGGTTAGTGTATATACCAATTGACCCGTATGAGTTTTTCACGTACAAGGTGAACGGTCCTACACGACTGGTATCGCCGATGCCAAATTCATTAGCTTTAAAAATATATTCTCCACCTTTAAACTCTACCAATGTATTGGCCGTTCTTATCGTAAAGTCGGTCGATAAAGGAACGCGTAAGCTGTTCCGGTCTAGCTGTAACTCTTGATCAAACGTCCCATTTATACCTTTTACATGAAAAAGAAGAGCATTTCCTCCATTGGAGCCAACGCTTATATCCACCAAAGCCGATGCATTACAAAGAATCAACGAATCTGGGGCAAGAACAGCGCTTCTCACCCCAGCAGATGTTTGAACCTCGTACGTCAATGCCCCATTAGCGATCGTAAAGTTACCGATTTTACTACCATTTCCTGCTGTAAGAACCCCAGACACTGTAGCCCCTGAACAATTAAGGATACCATTCGAATCCACAACAAATTTATTGGAAACACTCAACCCATTTGAGCCTAAGTACGCCCCTCCGGAAGCATTATAGCCATTCCCAATAACAATACTCCCGTTAATTATTTTCATGCCGTTCGTATCGATCTGAGCTGCGATTGTCGTTCCGTCCGGTTTATAAAGAACGATACCAGATGGTCCAAATAAAGCTTGTTTATGAGGATTATCAGAAGTAGCTGCATCATCCGGATTTGTAAATAATATACCAGAGGCTGTTATGGAGATCGAAGGTTTCGCGTTAACATAAAGAACGATGCCATTGCTATTATAAGACGCCATCAAATCTCCGGAAGCGGCAGCGTCATGACTCCCGTTATAAAAGTTTAATGCGGCATTCCCTACTTGAGTCATCGTCCAGCTGGTCACTATTTTACCATCGAGCCTCATGATAGTTCCTGTAGAAGACACTGTCTGAGATGCACCACTCGTCAAATCATTAGCGACCTCGCCGATATGTGCACCGTGCTCATCGGACCAAAAATGAGAAGTGGTCCCCTTCGCTATTCGATCCGCTTCATCTGCGGTCGTCTTAGCCGTGTTTGCGGTAGCTTTCGCTTCCGCGGCCACCTGATTCATCATATCGAAATATGGATCGCCATAAGTTATTGTCTCATCCGACCAGTAAATTACCTGCCTTGCCCAGTAAAAATTTCCGACAACGTATTCAGGCAGCTCTGCATCCCACAACGTTACCTGAATATCCTCAAACGTGCTGCCCTCTGGAATGACTCTGCTTGTTGCTAGACAATATTCAGTTTCTATTTTAACAATCTTCTTATTGGCAATTGTTAAAGCTTCTTCAGCGATATCCTTAGACTCATCAGGCGGATGCGATGCGTTACCAACAATAGTAGCCTTGTGGTTTTTAATTTGGACCATAACTCTATCGCCGGTGTTTACAGCGGCCACTTGATTTACAGGAGTCGGAGCCGTAGCCCCATCGAGCAGAACATACGTAACTAAATTCTGTTGTTCTTCTCCATCTGCAGGCGACTCGCCTTTTTCCACAGTAGCAGTCCCCCAAAGCGTAACTTCCTGTTTAGGAGGCTCGTCTTTCGTTAGAGCCGCAAAGGATTTTAAAACCTCCATTGAAAGATCCATAAATATACCTCCTACGCAAAATCATTTCCCCATAGGGTTTTCGTGTATACTGCAGTCTCTTCGACTTTACATCCGGTCTCAAGTTTAATATTCTGTCTTATTACTTTGGCTTTCACATTCTCAAGTCCGGCCCTCGTGTAATTAAGAAGCACACAGTCGTTAAGCCTTGCCGGACAAAATCCATGAGAATATGTCAGCTTATACTCAATTGAGGATAGCTGTCTCAAAAGTTGCTTAGCGTAAGTATTCAAATAGCCTTGTGAAGGTATCCCCGGCAAATCTGGATCGGTTTCTCTATGTATTATCTCTCGTCCTCTGGTCACTGTCGATACAGGACTACTAGGATCGTCATTAACAACTCGAGAATACATGGTTCCGTTTGCGGTGGAATAACATACTTCCACTACATTCGGAATACCATACAGATCTCTTTCTACTGAGATGTCAGGATATAGGATTGAACTATTATCATCGGTGTACGTCCATCTCGGTTGCATTGACGATATCTGTTGCATTGGCGCAAAAAGGATACGCCCCAGTTCATCCAGAGTGTACCCATAATTAACAGTATTCAGCAAAGATATAAGATATGAAAGCCAGTTCTCATTAGGTTCCGCAACAAAATTGTCATCTAAAATCGTATCACATTTACCTATTACAACTGGTGTTCTAACATTCTCAGTTGTAAGCCGTCCTACAAGATTAATTACGTTTAACCCCTTAACTGCAGTGTATCCAATTGGCGGAAGTTTTTCCTTTAGTTCGATTAGCGGCGAATATGCATCCATCGAGATTGAAGAATGCTTACCGTCAAATGAAACTGAAGGCGTTTGGACGAGATACGATCCAAGGGGGAACTTCTCAGTATTTCCATTTTGAATCGTCACCAAATACGGTCTGGCATAGCATTCTTCCATATCATCGTCAGTAGTGATAGATGCGTGTGCCACCGTTTCGGATTCAGCGTCGAAAGTAACATTTCCGCTTAAAATTTGTGTCAACGGCTTTTCATCACCAAACGTAATTGGATCTACTTTGTAAAACTCGTACGTTTGCTGCATGGACATACTCCAATCAGGCATGTCAGACACCTCCATCTACGCGAGTAATATCAAGACTAACTGGAATTATGAGGGAATCGTAATCCCTTGAATAATTTACGTTAACTTGAGCCCAATAACCGATTCCAGAAGGTTCTCTTACATAACAATCACCCATGAAGGCAGCCAGTTGTCTAATTAAGAATAGACGATCAGTATCTGTCTTAGGAATGTCAGCACTCCAGCTATTCTTCGTCCCAACATGGGTTCCATAGTAACTAACAGGATGCCTTCTGCCTATGTAGTTAGCAAATTCCACATCTAAAGAATTAGTATCTGAGACTTTAATGTTATAAGGAAGTACTAGTATATGCCCTGCGTAAGAGGGTTCTACAAGCCTATCAGCGTCATCTTCTTCCTCATCTTCGAATATCTGATGGTTTCCCCAGTCGTCATCCCACTGAATAATCGCTGATGTAATATTGTTTTCATCGCCTTCTATGTCAGCGTAGTCAGTTACGCCACTAGATGTATGAGTTGTGACAATTCGATACCTTGGAATATCTAATGATGGATGTGGGTCTGTAATATACGTTGTCCCGTCATTTGGAATCCCATCCTGAATTAGTGACAAAGACCCATCATACTCTCTTCGATAAACGGCAAGTGTTACATCTGAAACATATTCGAACTCATCTGCGTCAGCGTCTACTACTGCATAAGGATTTATAGACGCCGTGTAATTTTCTGTATCGAAAAACACATCAGCATCTATATCGTAATCAGTATCTACTTCATACGATGGTGTATAATCAACGCTTCCGCTAGCCGATAATCCATTTGCAAATGCTGTAGTGACTGCAATGTTATACGTGATTCCGGTTTCAAGCATCACGTCCCCTGCGGTTATTGTATGAGCATAGTTATGATCACTACCATTTGATGGTACAATAACCCTAGAATATACACTCTCATTTATGCCAATAATGCGACTTCTGCCAGCAGCATCTTCAGTAACATATCGTTCAGTTGATGTAATTTTGATGTCATAACTTAAGATGTTTGTTGTTGATGGAGACGTTGAAATAGTTAACTTAAGAGGAAAAACCGTGTCGGACGGTTCGAGACGAATTGTCATCGAGGGTTTTGTGTAAACCATAATATCTCTGGCAACAGAATAATCGGATCCCTCAGAATATACACCAAATGTTGACACTGACCACCTGATAGTCCATTCGTTAGTGATGTCAGCAAAGAAGGATTTGTAAGTATCATCGTAAACCGCCTCAGCTAGCTGATAGTCAACTACTGTTCCGCTATCCAGTCCGATTACATTATAAGGAATAGTAATACGACCAGCAGCATGACGCGAATCTTTTGGCGTCACACCAGGTGCAAACTTCTCAAGATAGATGTTTGATTTTTGCATTTTACTACCATCTTGAGCATTATGAATGAAATATAGCACTGCCTCATCTGGGTTTGTTACCGTCGAACTCTCTGACCAAGTTGTCGGCGGCGCTGGTTTCGTTCCGAGAATAATGTCGGCACTAATATAAACGCTCGAAATCTGACCCGATTCGTTCTTACCATATACTCTAAAAAACCATTTTTTACCAGTTTCGATTCCGGTAATCAAAACACTTGTACTATCAGAATCGGTTTGATCAACACCCTGGTCGACATCGAACATCCATTTCTCGCTAGCCCACTTTATAACATACGATATTGCACTAGGAAAAGCATTCCAACTAAGTTTTACGGAAGATTCGCTTTTGGCTTCTATCGTCAACGCTCTATTAGAAGGGGCAGATGGCGTAGTATAGACGTTTGATGAATACTCCGACCAAGCACTTCTGTAAAGTGTATTCGGAATAGCTGCTTGAGCACGAACCTTATATCTATGTCCTTCCGGGAGTACTGCGGTTGTGTATATCGCAGTTCCGGTTTTTACTTCTCCACTGCCGTCTGCTATCTTAGTAGTATCATCTTGTACTACCTGGAAATTAATCCTGGCATTTTTCGATGCATCTTCGTTATAGTTATCTACCCTAGCAGTAACTCGATTACCAGAAATGGTAATGGACGGGGTCGATGGAGTCTCTAAGGTTGGAAGATTACCGAAATCTTTATACTTCCAACTAGGTTTTTCGTTCCACTTACCCGTCCATGCAGTTATATTCTTTTTTTTATTTGTTTTTACAGACGTATCACGGACCGGTTTAACCCTAACCTTAACCGATACTGCGGTATCTGGTACGTTGTATACACTAATAGTTTTGTTTTTATCTACGTTTTCAGTGTTTCCAGGGAACCATCTAAGTTTATCATGTGCAGCATCAATCTCACTAGCAGTCCAATAATTACCGGCAAGAACATCACCATTCGTTATGTTTCCGCTCGCCCACTGCCACTCAACTTCGTAATGTTTTAGGTTCTTTTTTTTATTTGCACTTACAGCAGTCCAAGTTATGTAAACAGTTCTTTCGGTTCCGGATTGGATGAAAATATCGCTTGGTTTTACTCGAACATTAGTCATGTCTTAAATCCTCCTCTCCATTCTAACCGCTTTAATTAGACTGCCGACAGTTGAGGCGACGTTACTTCCGTCGTCATAAGTGACACCGTTAACGTTTGTAATGTTATCGCCTTTCGGCATATTCTTTAATTCGCTTTTTAGTTCGTTAACAGCTGCGACAACGTCGTCATTTGTCATTCTAAGATTTGCGCCTCTTACCGCTCCTGCAGCAGCAAAGCTTAAGCCGACAGAACTATTAGGCATAAGAGAATCGATCAAGCCTGCACCTTCACGAATATTAGAAAGGTCCATGACAGGTTTAATTACCGGGTCCACGTCCATTGCTCCGCCAAGAATAGCGTCAATATGTCTAAGCGGTGTCTCAGTTGCTTTGATAGCACCTTGCGACATTTCTTTTGCAATATTACCGACACCCCTAATTCGATCCTTAATACCCAAAATATACCCGTCTCCGACAAAGTTGCCGAATTTTCGGTATACTCTAGAAGGTGAATGCGCATCGTCAGATTTACTTGTAGACGTTTGGCCGGCTCTACTGAGATCCTTTGCAGCGCTTCTTACCGCTGATACCTTACTCCTAATACCATCAGCATATCCGTCGCCAACGTTCTTACCAGCACGATATGCATCATCATAACCACCGCTTAATTCGCTAGCCGCTCCAGATACAGCACTTCTTGCGGCTGCAGAAATTGTGCTAACGGAACCACGAATGCCAGACGCAAACATACTTCCGGCTTTTACGCCAGCTGCTCTAAATCTTGGAATTTGCTGCTGCATTGACGTAATTGCAAGTGTGGCCATCTGACGGAACGCACTATTAACAGAAGACTGTCCCTGTCTAACACCTTGTGCAAGTCCGGCAGTAATATACGTACCTTTCTGTGCCATAACCTTTGACGGTGATGCAATACCCAATTTAGAATCGAACCCTTCTTCACCGGTGCTCGCCAAATTAATCATTGAGGTGTTAAATTCACCGGACGATCCATCCACGCTGCTGGCAAGACCACTTACGATATCGCCACCTTTATCTCCAGTAATTCCACTAAAGTCGACAGAATCGACTGCGCCCTCAGTTGCACTACTGATAAGATTCTGCATAGAATTCTGCACCTCAGGAGCCATACCTTCAGTGCTTGCAGTCCAGTTTTTCATCAAATCTTCGCCGGCTGCACTGCTTTCAGTACTAGCTGATTGCACTGAACTTAGAATTTTCTGAGCGGTATTATCAACTGCTGTAGTTGCTTCTCCTCCGCCTTCCTGCACACCTTTTGCATAGGAATGCATGAACTCTTTGCCGTACGTTTCGTTTTGTGAGCTACTGTTCTTAAGTTTTTCAACCGGACCGTTGAGCATATCGTCAACAGTTGTATTAAGGAACTCAGATGTATTAGAAAAACCAGTTCCAATAGCAGTACCGTATTTTTCACCGGTTGCCTGTCCTTCTTCTGGTGCTAATGTTTCATTAACCTTTGTTCTTGCTTCCTCGAGCCCTGCCGAAATATCGTCCCCGATTACGGGAATCGTTGAGGCAATATCAGCAAGTGCCTGAAGAAAGAATTCGACTATTGCGGAAACAAGATTTGATACAGCGCCAAGTACTGCATCAGTATTATCTCTGATACCGTTTGCAATGCCATTGATGAAAGCTAATATAAGATTAAATCCCGCTTGTATTATTACTGGTAATAACTGAGCAATAGCATTTATGAAATTGGTAATGATTAGCACTGCAGCTACTACAATCGGTCCAATGTTATTCGCAATACCACTAAGAATTGATGCTACGATGTTTAATCCAACGTTTACAAGTGCGGGAACAACTGCGTTTATTGAATTCAAGAATGCCATAATTAGAAGTGTAGCGGCATTTGCAATTGCGGAAGCAGATGCTGCTATGCCATTTATAAACGACGTAATAGCTAGCATAACGCCCGCAATTCCAGCAGCAGCACTAACCCCAAGCGAAGAGAAGCCGATTGATACCGCTATTAGGCCGACACCGAGAAGTGCTATGGCAGCACTAAATAATAGCATGGCTGCCGATAAGCCCAAGATAACAGGAATAAGTGGTCCAAGTGCTAACCCAGCCACACCAAGGATGGCAAATGCACCAGCAAGCACAATTAAGCTCTTTAAGATCTGTTCTGTACTCATGCCGCCTAAAGACTTAATAACCGGAACAAGGGCATTCAACGCAACTGATGCGATAAGTAATGCTGCTGATCCCGCAAGGGTACCTTCCATTAATATTAATCCTAAAGATATTGTAAGAAGTGCACCGCCGATTCCTATGATGCCCTGAGCAAGTTCATCTAAACTCATCCCGCCAAGATTACTAATTACCTCAACAAAGGATTTTAACGCCTTAGCTACAATAATCATGGATAATGCTGAAGAAATAACATGCTTAGATTCGCCAATGGCCATCATTGCTAACGACAATTCTAGCATAACTGCGCCTATGGCGATTATTCCTTGAGCAAGCTGATCAAAGTTCATTCCGCCGAGGCCTCCAATTACCTCTACGAATCCTTTTAGGGCTTTAGCAACTAAAATTAAAGAAACCGCAGATTTTACGACGTGCTTTGCTTCACCCATGATTAACATGGTACCAGATAGTTCAAGCATTACGGCTCCAATACCGATGATGCCGTTTATTAAAGTTTCAAAAGGAATATCGCCAAATGCAGCAACACCTTTCGCTAATGACTTAACTGCAAAAGATAAGACCACCATCGCTACTGCGGACTTTATCATACCTTTTGACTGAGTATTAATATACCTGGAAGCAATTATAAGGCCGCCAATAGTAACTAAAACCCCTGTTAATCCTCTAGCCAATTCCTCCCAGCTCAGATCGGACATTTTCTTTACTGCACTGGCTAATACAAGTACACCAACTGCCGCTAATGCCAAGCCTAGACCAATCGATTTGAATCCTTTGGCATCAGCCCCGCTTAGTTTTAATGTAGCTCCAAGCGCAGTCATAAGTCCTTTTAACTGGTAGGTGATTAGCATCATAGCTGCACATGCGTTTAATAATTTGTCAGTTGGTACAGTAGACAAAACGAATAAAGATCCAGCTAAAATAGCAACCGAAATCGCTAAAGATCTTAATGATTCAGCTTTTAATTTATCCTGAAATCCACTTAAGGAATCTGTAATGCCTCCTACTAAACTTGAAAAGCCACCCTTAAAAGAATCGATGAGTGAGGTCACTTTTTCCAATGGATTATTACTGCCAAATAAATTCGAAATGGCGGTTTTGAACTCTTCAAATAACGGATTTAATTTACTAAAGATTATGGCCAACTCAGCAAGTCCAAGTGCTGTCGATAAATCTTGGTTGCCAAGACCCGAGATTGAATCCATCAATCCGGATACTATGTTGCCAAGACCTTCCTTTAACATTCCACCCATTTGCTCGATAGAAGGCCAAAGAGTGTCTTTAATTGAACTAAGACCTCCGATAATATTCGAAAACGCTCCTTTTAAGAACGAAAATGCACTTACAACTTTTCCCCATACTCCGCCAACAAAAGGCGAAAACATGTCATTAAAAGTTTTTTTGCCCTCAGAGGATATGCCGAGAACTTCCTTTATCTTATTGACCATGTTTCCGATAAGAATCGAAACAACTTTAGATGCATTCCCAATGGAGAATGAACCGTCAGCAACGTATTTGAAATATTTCGTCAAACTTTTAATGCATTCAACAATTGCGTCTCTTATACCAAGTATCTTATCCATGGGAAGATGCGCGTTCGCAAATTCACTAAGGGAAGAATATGCCTCTGACGCTCTTTCTTTAATATTTGCAAATGCATCTGACGCAGTTTGCTTCAAAGATTCTATTTTCTTAGATACTAAATCGTTTTGCTTAACCCACTCTACATACTTCGTAACGAGGGATCCAATTATGCCTGAAACCTGAAGTATTTTTGACGCTAAAGACACAATTATTGGAATAATCGGGGTTAACTGCCCAAGCACCGCGCCGACTATATCTCCGAAAAGACTAAACGCTGAAAATATACCTTTAAAAGTATCCTTAATGCTTTTAACAGTTTCCTCGCCAATTCTCATCCTAGTTGTTAGCTGCACAAAACTAATTGAAAGCTTAGCCAACTGCTTTCCGGTAATTGGCGGAAAAACCTCAGAAAATGCTTCCTTAACGGACGAAAGTACTGCACCTAAAGACTTAAATATGTTAGAAAGTCCATAAATAATTTTCCCTCTTCCACCAAGATCTTTCCATTCTTGCAGTGCATTATTTCTTGCATCTGAAGTAGAATCGATAAATCCGCTGACAACATTGTTAACACTTGTCCATAATGCTTTAGCTTCTTCGAGATTACCAAAGATCAGTTCAAATGTCTGTGCCCATCCAGATCCAGCCGCCTCCTTCAAAGCGTCCATCATCATCGAGAAGGTTTTTACTTCGGTCGCGGCCTTAGATGACGCAACACCAAGTTTTTCAATTGCAGCAACTTTTTCCTCATCTTTATAAATGTCCATGAGCTTGTTGTGATATGCTTCACGCTCGCTCGCGGTCATCTCTTCAACATTCTGTGCATAGTTACTAAGTGTCTGTGTTAGCACGTCAGCAGTCATCCATTGATGCGCCAGGGAGTCATTAAAGGAGGATGTTGCTGTAAATGCTTCTGATACTTTACCCTGCATATTTGCCGTAGTGGTTTTATAGGCATCGCCTTCCTTAACAACTGTGCCCAAAGCAACCGCTGTGTCGATAAGTTGTTGTTTAAATTCAACTGTCGCCATGTTAGCATTTTCGATAGATTTCCAGTCAATCAACTTTACAGAACCAGTCGACAATGCCTGCGAAAAGTTATACATGGCTCTGGAAGCCTCATTCGCATTCGCACCGGATCTAGCAGCTTCATTAGCAATACCCTGAATTGCAGAGACCGCAGTGCCAAGTTCAACGCCAGCATTTGTAAATTTACCAATGCTGGAAGTCATGTCTTTAAACGAATATATGGTTTTATCTGAATACGTATTCAATTCGTTCAGATATCTGTTAACAGTTTCCACAGACGCTCCTGTACCAGCCATAATCGTCTGAACGGAATCCATTTTGAGTTCGTATTCAGCAAAACCATCTCTAATCGGTTTCGTAGTAAACGAATCTACCAGGGCTCTTCCTGCGTTTACTGCACGGTTTGTAATATTAGATAAAACTGTCATAGCCATCACGTCCAAAGCTGAGAATTTAGACCTGACAGTTTCAATCGCCCCGCCAAGGCTATCCATATTCACGCCTTTTACGGCCGAATTAATAGTATCCATTCCTTTGGACACGCCGTCGAAACGTAATGACTGTTTTAATTTATCAAGCGTAGACATACTTTGTTGGCAACCCTGCTCAAATTGTTGATTGTTAAAACTTAATTCAACAACTTTAGAATCAACAGTCTGACTCATATCTTCGTTACCTCCTTCCACGCTTCTTTTGCAAGCTCATCAAAAATGGGTTGAATCGCCGGATTTATGTAATCTCGACCTTCAACCCATCCTCCTGTTCCTGTTCCATGCCCATATTGTAAGATAATGGCTATTGAAACCCCATTATTAACGTTCGAATTATGGAACTCAATTGCTGTTTTTCCATCGCTATTAATAATTTGATAGTTCCATGATGCAGCGGTCAAACCACTATCAATAGGTGTGGCAGCTCTGAGCGCTTCTACACCTTTTGCCCCATATGACTCAAGAACCCCGGACAACGTAAGTTTCGAGTTCTTCTTCAAATACCCTCGAATTTTCGAGTAATCTCCGTGATCTTTTATATGGAACATGATATGCTCTCCTATTTACTTTCAACTTTTATGCTTGCTAATACCCCGTTTACAAAATCCGAAGCAGCTTTTGCATCACTTGTAAGCTCTGTGAATAAAATTGGATACGCTTCGGTCTGTGTAAACGATTCGGTAATTTCTTTCGACTTTTTGAAAACTCTTCCATCCGGAGATTTTTGTCCATATGAAAGCAAAATCACTTTCTTAAAAAGCTTTATTAATTCAGCTTTGCTGTCGGCTTTTACGATGTCTTTTAAGGTTTTAGATACACCGCCATCAACACTGAGCTCCAGATCTACAACTTCGGCTTGATTGAGATGGAAACAAAAATCTTCGGTTCTTTCATTCCCGTTGTAATCGGTATAAGTAATTCTTTTTGTTATCACGTTTCTTTCCTCCGTTCTACCCTCTCGAATGCATCGCAGCTCTTCTTGCGGCATTAATGCTAGATCTCTTATGAAGCATTTCGCTTCGTCCAATCTTCTTAGGAGGTGTATTCTTAATCGAACAGACCCTAATCAAAGTAAGGAGTCTATTCAAATGCCATTTCTGACACTCCATAGGAATTCCGAGAGTGATCATCCAATAATATACTAACTCGTTCGTCATTCTTTCGTTTGAACGCCCAGCCAACTGTTCTTCAGAAAACGTTGTAGCCGTCATTGGGTTGTCAATATACTCATTAATCGATTGAATTGCTGTGTCATCTAAATTAAGATAGCAAAGCGGATCAACGTTCTGGGTAAGTGTCATACACCTGACATAATCGATTGACTCTTCACGAGTTTTAGCTTGCGTGGTGAGAAATGGTTTATGCCATTTGGCTTCCCATTTTGAAACGGAGACCAAAGAATGCTCGAGCGTCAATCGTTGTTCTTTTACATCATGAAACTCATTTGTCTGCTCGTTATAAAGTTCGCCTGAAGGTATTGTTATTACAAGTGGCACGGTTCTTTGGCCTCCTCTCTAATAGTTTTATCTAACGATTGCCGGCGCCGGAACATTCTGAGTTTTAGGATCGACATTCGGTACCAGATTACTCATAAACTTTTTGGCAAATTCTTCATTTGTTAAAAGCTTCATGTAGAGGATGTTGTAAGCCTCAGTTTCTGAGAATGCTTTGCTGAGCTCCTCAGACTTTACAAATCGCTTACCATCGGCACTCTTTTCACCATAGGCTTTAAGTATGATCATCTTAAAAAGCCGTCCGATAGACTTGGAATCGAGGCCGTCGATCATTCGTTTAACTGTTTCCTCAAGTCCTCCAGCAGTATCGAACTCTAATTCCATGAGTTCGGCCTGCGTCAAATTAAATCTGAAATCCTCTTCTCTTCTATTTCCGTCGTAATCAACATACGCGATTCTTTCAACAAACATGATTCATACTCCTTTCATAAAAATAGCGAAGAGCCCGTATGAGGGGCCCTTCACTTAATAGCTAAATATACTTAAGAGAGCTTCTGTGCAACTTCATCAGGAAGAGGCAGACGAGCGACGGTTCCTTCTGCGCCGTTTTCTCCATCAGTCCCATACAGAATGGCCTCAAGGGCTTTCAGCTTCGTGTCATCGACCTTAGTAGAATCGATGATCAGAGTTGCGGTAGGCTCGAAGCCTTCTACAGACACAGGAGTAGTAGTCATCTCCCAGCTAAAGGTGATTGCTTCGGGAGAGTCGTTGATCGTCTGATAACTCTTCTCAGAAGGAGAAGCAGTGCAGCCGTATACCAAATGCAGCTTATAACCGTAATTCTCTTTCTGAGTATCGTTACCAAGAACAGTACGATAGCACAGACCGAAAGGCTTACGAGGCTGCTGTCCGATTGTTACACCGGTGGTAAGTTCGGCAGTACCATCGCACAGAGCGAACTCATCCGGATAGGTATAAGCTTCAATCGTGGCAGAGAATTCCTCTTTGCTTCTCAGATCCAGGTATTTGATATCATCGGCATACAGAGGGTTGGACTCTGCACCGGAGGGGCTCTCGGAAATGGAAGTCAGGCCATTCCAAGCAACGCCCTTGGGATAAGTGCCATCCGCAGCCTGAGGATATACAACCCCCATTCTGGTACCGGTTTCATACATCCGCTGACCTACAGCGTCCCATACAAGTTTAGGCATAATGGATTCCTCCTATTAATAATAGATTTTGTAAACATTGTGGTTCAGGTTATCAGAAATAAACGATCTGATCCATTCGCAGTAAAGAAATGTGTCTTCAAGCTCGTCTTTGAACGTTTCATCGGCGTCTTTCGAGATCACCGTGACGTCATATCCCTCTCGCTTAATATACCTTCTGTCATCAGCAATGAGATTTCTGTCTGTGGAAAACTCATAGACGAAGCAAGGGTAACGAATCTCAACGTTTTTATTAGGGGTGAAATATACATGATCGCTTCCAAGAACTTCACAGAGTTCCTGATGAAAATCGGCTCTACTCATTGTATACACCTCCCAAACTCAGGATCAGTCGCGGATACTGAACGTCAACAGATGAGACCTTCCATTTGGTCCCCATCCATTTGACGTACTTAATGGCATGGAAATTCTCGAATGCGAACGGGTCGGCTAAAATCGAGATCTGATTACTGATTTCGATGTCGTCAATAACCTTTGCTCCCTCTTTTGTGCGCTTATAGTTTTTCAGAACATCTCCGAAATATTTCTCCACGCGGATTTTTTCGCCCCATTTTCCAGTTTTATCTTCGTCTTCGATTGACGTTGCGAAAGCAACATCGTCATAAAACTTATTCATAAGAACCTCCATGCCATTTTGAATTGTTTAAATCAAAGATTACGGCTCAGTCGTGGAAGAATTCGCAGCAGCAGCCTTCAGCACGATAGCAGAATAAGGACGAATCAGAGCACCAGAGATTCTGGTCTCAATCAGGTATTTCTGCTGGTTGTAATCGATATCGAAGTCATCGAACATGTTAACCTCGCCACCCTTATCAGCACCGATGTTGTAGTCGTTCAGATTTACGATGATGCCATACAGATCCTTACCGTCGATCTTATGATTGTCCATGATCGGGCAAGGAACGATACGGGATACACGCATACGACGAGCCAGTGCAGCCTCATCGACATACAGCGGATGACCCAGGCCATCTTCCAGCAGCATCATCTCAGTCAGCCAAGACTCGGAAGTGAACAGGATAGGCGTGCCAGAGCCCTTATAATCTTTACGTGCACGAATGGCTGCCTTAATCATGTTCTTTGCAGTCGCTTCAGAATCAACGCCAACGGCGACCTCAGCTTTGATGGTGTAAAGATCAGCGTCGGTAGCGATAGGACGAATGTGATCTTCCTTGATGTGGTCATCATCGGAAGTAAGACGGCCATCACCGATCAGAACGGCACGAGCGATTTCCTCATCCAGCATCATCCGCATCTCAGCCTTCAACCAAGCAACAACATCAAAATCGGTAATATCAATTATATCATCACGATCCATCTTCTGTTTCTTGTAGATGGTCTGCGGGTCAGTGGCACGCTTCAGCAGAGAGAAGACTTCGTTCTTCTTCATCTTACCCTTCAGATAACCCTTAGCGCGAGCTTCATCCTCAGTGATGTTCGCGAATACGGATTTAATACGAGAGAAGGGAGTGTGATGGGTGCCGTTCATGACAACCTTCACCCAGTCATCGTTTCTCTTGATGAACTCAGGAACGTTGTTGATAGCACGAGCATCGGGGAACAGGTAGTTAATATCGGCCATGCCGTACTCCTGAATGGTGGTCTGGTTTCCATCCTCATCATGATTATAGATGGCATGAGCCAGTACACCATCTTCAAGATGGTTTTCTACGGACTCTCTCAGACTGCCGAGTCTCTTTGCATCAGAGAAGATCTCGGCCATATCTTCGTGGGACAGGTAATTGTTTGCATATCTCTCATCAGTATCGAATACGTTGTGTTTCACGTCTTCTTCCTCCTCATCTTCATCTTCGTCAGCGCCTGCTTCTTTAAGGGCTTCACCAATCAATGCGTATACTACGGTTTTCTGTTTCTCAGTAAGAGTGTTGAACACATCTTCTACAGTCTCATCGTCGTCTTTAGGATTAGCATTAACCTGCTTATTCTCCGCCATGTCGTTATCTCCTTTCGGTTCTTCTTTGGGTTCTTCTTTGGGTTCTTCTTTGGGTTCTTCTTTTCGAGGCTCTTCTTTGGCCGGCTCTTCTTTATTGTCCTTGTCTTCTTTATCTTCCTCATCTTCTTTATCAACATGGAAGAGTTCTATCGGCATTCCAGTCGTAATTATCGCTTCGTCCTCTGAATCGACAAACTCGCCATGTGAAAGAATAACGTTATCTATAAAAGCTCCAGGATTAGCGCCGGCAAGAACAAGACTAACTTCTCTAATAACACCATGAAGCACGTCTCCACCCTTCTGCTTGAGCTGGTTTGCCCAGATAGAAAGTGCTTCTACATCTCCATTTCCAACCAGTTTCTTAGCAATCTGGCCTTTTGGAGTATCGTTAAGCACACCATACATATAAACACCCTCTGGACGGTTCTCCAATACGGCATGACCTAAAACCAGTTCAGGGTCGTTATGCATATGGCTCCATACGATCGGGACTTTGCCTCCGTCACAATCCTTAAATGCATCTCGTCTAATAGTTCGACCATCAGTGCATTTAAGATCGTTTCTCGTGGCCCATCCCGAGAAATCATACTTTTTACTCATTGCATTACACTCCATTTTGAATTGTTATACATTAATAGAACTGAACCTTCGTTTCATAATTGGCAAATCTGAGTCGTCTTCTGGTATTTCTGTTTCAGCATCGACTTCTGGATCTGCATCTAACTCTTGAGGTTCTTCGTAATCAGCAGCCTCGGCATCTTCGGTTCCTTCTTCGTACGATTCTGGAAGCATCCCCATTTGATCGCTTGGTTGAGATATCTTGCTATTAACAAGTTCGTCAGCTTTTGGATCATCAGAAGGTTTCCATCCAATTATTGTACGGAATTCATTGGAAGAAGCGATTTCACTTTGGGTCAACTTGTCTGCAATTTCGGCAAGTTTATCCATAGTTACCAACTTAAACGAATCTCTAAAGAATCGGATCGCTTGGCCCTGCGTGATTGCAGTTTTTGTCAAGAATTTACGTTCCATTTCTTCAACTAATGCTGAAAGAATAGGTTCGATTGTTCTTGAATAATAGTTATTCATCGTTCGTTCGTCGGCACTACCATCAAAAACACTCTGCGTCAGACCTAACTGGTTGTATAACATGCTCGTCATTTCTTTCGCTTGGTTCCAATAGTTGTTCTCGACAGGACGATTTAACTGTGTAATCCTCTCGGTGCCATCAGTATATGCGATTCCGTACTTAGAGCCGGTAAGCTGCATTTCGATTTCTTTTCTTCTATTGTTTGCTTGTTCTCTTTTTACGTCGTTTCGTACAACGTATGGTAACTGAATTATAAGATCCAGTTTGCCAGAGGCGTTTTGTGCGTCGAAAACGTCAAGATTTGCCAATGTTCTTTTTAGTCTCTGAAGGGTCGAATTTGGTTCGTTCATCACTTCATAAAGTGGATTTTGAACAATGGCCACCATCGATTTTGGTAAGGTAATTATTTCGCGTTTTCCAACATTCTCATTGTATAGTTCAATAGATACATGCTTTGGAAACCACTGAGTAATCTTACCTACTCTGAGAGTTTCAATGTCGTAAGTCCCTTTGAATGGATCAGACGTTGTATCAGTTGGGACAATGGCTACGCACCCTTCTTCGCACATGCTCTGAACCGCATCTTGAATTAGCGCTCGACCAGTCTGATCGATATTCGCAGATTTTGTTAGAGCACGATTTAGACCGGACTTCATGGTATCCATGTATCTATTGTCATGCTCTGTATCCAGGCGAACATGTTTAATATCCACTTGTGCGGCATCAATGGCGATTCTGCAAATAACAGAAGAAATAATAGACCGATCTCCAACGGAAGTTCCAAAACTTCTGATTCGATCCGGCCTATAGTAATTACCTATTCCGTATTCTTCATATCTTCTAGAATATGGTGTAGGATCCCTACCCATAAATGCATTCCAGCCATGCTGGAGTCTTGTAATTATTGATGGCATGATCTTTTACCTCCAGTTATTATAAGTAATATGGCGATTTTTCCCAGCGGCAGTCAACGATCCGTCATGGTTCTGAAAACATCTTACTCCCCATTTCATTCCCTTTATTCCATGGTGTGCTAAATAATTCCTAAAATCATTATTGCCATAATATTCCATATGCTTAACCTGCTGCTTTATTATTTGGGAATATCATGAGTATGTTTATAAATCTGTCTTCCGATCAAACCACCAGCTAATGTAGCGTCACGTAATCCCTCTCTTGTCCCTTCCTTCTTTGCTTTCTTTGGTTTCTGCTGAGATGATTGATTCTGCGGTCTAGTTGAAGAGGAATTACTTTTTGCTTTACTAGATTTCTGTCTCATGTAAGTAACGTCTTTAGCAAGACCAATCGCACCTCCAGTAAGCAGGTTATCCGCAACAGATTTTCCGATGGTAGTAGTTCTACCGCTAAGCCTTCTATAAGGAACATTCATCGCTTTTGAAGGGAAAACGTATTGTTCCATAAACTTTTCACCAAAATCTGCCTTCTGCATTTGCCCATAATATTTTGAGCGGTATCCGGCATTAGCTGATCTCTGCTCATGTAATGCTTTCCCGAGCCTGGTCCTCGAATGCTCAGCAAGTCTTTTCTCAGTCGCCTGTCTCACGTGGTCAACAGTCCTAGCACGCCCATAACCAAACAATTCACTAGCTTTATTCCCTATACCTTTAGCGTTTCTAGTGTTCCTTACTATCTGCCTATTTGTCTCGATGTGTCCACTTATCCTATCTCTAGTTCGTCTGATTATTCCGTATTCTTTTCTTTTTCTTCCGGCAGATGTTAAAGTTCCATCCTCATTCTGAAAACGCCTAACCCCCCATTTCTGGCCTTTTATGCCATGGTGAGCCAAATAGTATCTATAGTCATTTGCACCATAATACTCAACGCTCATCGTATTCAGTCCTTTCTTTAATTATTTTTGTCCTCTATAAACATCAGGTGTCATACTAGTTTCTGGCACTTCTTTCCATTCCGCATCAACAACTCTGTAAAACATCATAAACCTCGATCCTATTCAAACGCTTCTGGGTTTAATTTATAAGCTACGTAAGCGTCCATCATTGCAGCAACATTATCAATCTTTTGATCATATCTCTTCTTCAGTAGCTTTCGGTTACCATTAGTGTCTTCCAATGTGATACAGTTTCCCATAGCGAAGGTCATGAGTTCTTCATCAAATAAAAGAAGCCGGTCCTCAGCAAGCTTTTTAAGCTCGCCAAGTGGCACCGACTCGGTTTTAACGCCCTGTATAACTTTTACTACTCCAAACTCTCCATTCTCTCTACACCATCGTTCAACGAAAGCTCTTGCGTTATATGGATCATATCCAAAACAAGACACGTCATACTGCATTCTGGCGATATGATTATCCAAGTCATCGTATACGTCCATCATGTCAAGAACAACACCGTCAAATACGATCAAACTTCCTTCTTCTATGAATTCATCGTATTTAAGCCGCATAGCCTGCGGTAATTTATCCAAAGTTCTGCTGGTTATGTAGCTCCTTGTCTTTACTCCAAACTTATGATCAGGCAACGGAAATAGGAACGTAAACGCACAAAAGTCGTCACCCTGAGATAAGTCAGCGCCGAGTGCACAGCTCATCTGCCAGAAATCTCTCTTTCTGTGCGCTATAGTTTCTTCATAAGTAAAGAAATACGTATAACCTTCTTTTGGAATTCCAAAGCGCTTTGCCAGGATATCGTTTCTGGTTGCCGGAGCCTTTTCAGCTCTTTCCACATCCAATTGATAAGTCTCATAAGTTACTGTCTTTCCAAGATTAGGATTTGCTTTAACCCACATAGCCGGATTTGCAACTTCAGAAACATCATCCAACTTATAATACCAGATTGAAACGTGGGGGTTGATGTACTCACCCTTTAGGATGTCCATAAGTTCCATTTTGATTGTATCGCCGGCTCCGTTTCTAACGGTTCCTTCCGAACTGGTTGCGATAATCAAATAGTCTGGCAATTTAGAAGCGCCTTGTTCAATAGCACCAATTGGATCTTCTCTTAAATCACCAGAAAGCCACTCATCAACTGAGCTGATTTTAGGCCGGTAACCCTGAAGCTTATTTACGTTTAACGGAAGAACTTCTATAAGTGAATTAGTAAGGAAATTTTCAATACCCTTTTTAGTAGAAGCCAACTTCTGTCTTTTAGCCTTTGAACCCGTTGTGTTTTGTAGTGATCCTTCGGTGAGGAATTTAAACAACGGTCCCCTAGATCTGACGATGGATGTTCTGATTGGGGCAAGAACTTCTTCAGATTGTTTCATAGTAGGTGCTGTAACAATCTGATGTGTGGTAGATGTATCAATGTTTAAGAAAAAGGAGTGGATTGTTGACGCATACATAGATTTTGCAGCGCCTCTAGCAACAATGAGGTATTGTTTGTTGATCAATCTTTTCTTGATCATTCGCTGCTCGTATCGTTTTGTATCCGGATTGTATACGCTTCTCTCAATAAAATAGTACCATCCAAATATCTGTTCTCCCCAGAGTTTGAATGTATCAAGAAGGAACAAATCCGAGCCATCGGTGAGCGTTAGTTCTTCTTCGCAATATGCAACCCATCCTTCTACGGCCTGATCGTCATAGAATATATTAGGGTTCCGAATAAGGTCGTCAATCCTATTCATTTCAAGAGAAATCGGTTCATTTACCGGTATTTCTCCTCGAAGAACCTTATCTCTAAAAGCCCCATAATATCGCGGGACCGCTTTATTCGATAAGGACATTTAGAAACTCACCTTCTTATTAATAGTAATAATACTCTCGTCTAATGAGCGATGTATCACGCTCTTGTTTATACTGATCGTCATTAAACTTCTTGCTCTTCCCGGCTCTTGTTTTAGCGCCACGAACTTTATAATTGTTGCTACTTACATTTGTCACCTGGTAAGAACCAGCATATTTTGTCTTACCATACGTCTTATTCAAACCTTTTGTATAAGCTCTATCAGCATATGCTGACGACTCTGCATAAACGGTTCTATAAGTAACAGCTTTATCATTTTTCATTTTTTCGATTATTGCCTTCGCCTTTTTCTCTTCTTTGCTGACGTCTTTAATAACCTGACTTGCTTTCTTGTCGTTAATTTCTGCGTTCTTCGCGAAGTTATACGCTTTCTGCATATATTTCTCACGTTTTCTGTCAGTCTTAGCAAAGCTTGCTTTTGACAAATACTGCTCTGATTTTTGATGAGCGGCATTTCGTTCTAGAATGTAATTTGTTCCTGCACCGGCCAACCGACGTATTCGATCCTGTGATTTATTAATCGCTTTCTCGTAGTGTTTAGCTTTCTTCTTACTCGCTTTTATCTCCTGACGTTCCTGACGCCTTCTGCCGGCTGCTGTTAGCGAACCGTCGGCATTCTGATATCGCCTAACCCCCCATTTCTGGCCTTTTATGCCATGATGAGCAAGATATGACTCAGTATACTTCATATATACCCCCACCTTATTTCTTCATAGAATAAATAGCCGACGCCATTGCTGCTGCAGAAGCTCCAATTGCCACGGTACTTCCAATTATAGAAAGAATATATTGGACGTTTTCTCTTCCTTCAGCTACATCTTCGTATTTTAAACTTTTGTAAGACCGCTCAAGATTCATTCGATTTATCGCATCTCTTAGTTCTTTATCAGACATATTTGAGACGTCCATGTTTGATATGAATTTATTTCGATGGATAGTGTTTGCTGATCTTGCAATGTTTGTTGTATTGTTGGCTATATTTGCAGTTTGTTTTGCTGCTTTCGAAACGTTATCTGGGTTAACATTCCAAGACGCTTTTTTCTTCGCTTCACCAACAACTTGGCCTGTTTCGCCACCTTTGCGATCGTATCCGCCAGAACCGTAGGCCTGGAAACGTCTTATGCCCCACTTTTGTCCTTTTATGCCATGATGAGCTAAATATCCGTTATACATACTATATAGCCTCCTATTAAATCCTAAGTGCTTTTCTGCCTACGAAGGCTAATTGGTCAATTCTTTTGTCTGTTGCATTAGTTCGCCTTACGCTGCCTAACGCTACACTCTCTTGATCAAATACTATTACTGGAGCATGTGCTTTAAAGCCACCATATATAGCATCGTTTGTATCCAACAATGCGCCGTATCCGTTTTTCTTAAGCTGTGCAAACAATCTAGCCCTTTGTGTGGCAATATCTTTAGCATTTCTAGCATTGCCGGATCCATCAGAAGGTATTACATAGTTGAACATTCTATATACTTTCTGAAGATCATCGGCTGACGGTTCTTTTCCAGATCTGATCTTTTCGAGCGCCTTTCTACTCTCTCTATAACCTCTAAACTTGTATTTATCGTCAACGAACAAAGACTGCATTCGATCTTTATCAGTTACGAAATTATAGAAATCTCTATTACTTTTATACAATTGTCTAAAGGCTTCAGCACCTGAATCTTCGCTTGCCACTTTAATATCCTTTGTAGCAACATTTTTGATTCGGTATTTGTAAAACTCGCCGGTTCCAATAGAATTTCCTTTTTCGTCATAGATTTCCTGAGGAATTTTCTTGTTGAATAAAGTACCGTACTGATGAACATCTGTTTTTTCATAAGCAGCATAAAACATCTCTGCCCCTTTTGTACGATCTTTATCATATGACAAAGTAGAAAAGTTTTGTCCTTCTTTTACCACTTTATCGAAATGCTTTTTGTTATAGATTGAGTTTTTGTTTTTTCGAGCCTTATAAACTTTTTTTATTTCAGATTGTGAATATGATCCTCCTGATAGCGGATATGGCGGACCATTTCTCTGTCCCCATTTTTGCCCTAAAATACCGTGGTGGGATAAATAAGAATCACGGTCGCGAAATCTGTAATTCTCCATAAAATCACCTCCACCTTACAATCCTCGTGCTCTAAGAAATTCTTCTACAGTTTGCCTTTCAGTATGAGAGGTTAACGATTTTAAAGTTCTGAAAGCATCAGTGCACCAATTCACAACTTTTTTATCGGTTCCTGTCATTTTTGCAATTTGATATGCGCCATAGATTCCTGCAGCGGCAGCGGAGGCTCTGGCTGCGTTTCCGGTTGCTATATTAATCAATCCTCGAGCAGTTGTACTAGTTGTTGTTACAACGTCTCTTGTTTTACGTTCTTTTTTAGCAGCGGAAGCGTGTTTTGCCATATCTTGCTTATTGAGTTCTTTTTCAAATTCAACCTTATAAACAGGATCTTTTGATCGTTCTTCTACTGTGGCTTTTATTAGTTTTCTTCGGTTTCCAGCTCCTTCTCCGTAGAACATCTTGGCACGAGCATACTCTTTGGCATCCTTTTTTGCCATACGCCTTACTTTCATTGGTACTTTAGGCTGATATCCGCCTGAACCATAGGCCTGGAAACGTCTAACGCCCCATTTCATCCCCTTTATTCCATGGTGAGCTAAATAGGAACGAAAGTCATTAGATTCATAATACATTATTATTACTCCTCATGTTTAGAATAATCACCAGACAAAGATTCTAAAACTACGAAGTGCCGCAAAGAATCGTTTTTTACTTCACTATATTTATCGTCAACTCGCTTTGCGTCTTTCTCGGATAGTTTTTCAATAGCTTCGTTTGTCATAAAGCCATTCTCCTTCCTTGTCTATTAAGTGCGCCCCGAACCTCGTCCATATTCTTGTAAACCTCTTCGATTTCTACACGCTTAGCACTTCCTATTTGTTTCAACGCTTTTTCAGTATTAAAGATGATGATTGGCCGATTTACATTGTTATAAATACCTTTATTATTATCGTCGATCATTGCATCATACTTAGTGGCCATAAGCTCGGAATATGCTTTTGTAGTCTTAAATGCGTGGGCAGCCTCCATCATATGGTTAAAGATCTCGTAAGCGGCCTCTTTGTCAGCTTCCGTTTTAAGATTCTTAACATCTACTTTTCTAGCCGCTTCGCTAAGATTCGTTCCTTCTCTGCTAAAAAGTTTTTGTACTCTTTGCAATTCTTTAACAGAAGTTTTCTTATCGTTAGAATATACTTCTATAAATTTGTCAATCCGCTCCTGTTTAACTGGCATCTTTAGATCTTTTACAGTTTCGAATTGATGTTCATAAACATATGCTTGTGCCGTCTGCATTTTAAACATAGCAAACGGACCTTTATAGACCTTAGAATCCCATTCATCATTCGGATTATAGGTATACATCCAACCTTTTTGAGCAGTGGTTCTACTTTTTGTTTGATCAATATATGTTTTCGTATTATTGTAATATGAAACACTGTTAAGCTTTGAACCAGCTTTTAAGGTTTCGTATCCGTACGCTTTCTCGTGCTTCGTTGCTTCTCCGACGTTCTTCCCTTTCTTACCGCCCTTACGATCATAACCGCCTGATCCATAAGCCTGAAAGCGTCTAATTCCCCATTTTTGACCGAGGATTCCATGATGCGATAAGTAAGGCTCGTACATTAACTCAATCCTCCCTACTTAGAGGATTCACCGAAGCCATGCTTTACACGGTCTCTCTCCTCTGCTTTCTTGGCGTCGTTCCACTTTTCCATAGTTCCAACTAAATAACCGGTGATTCGTCTGATCCTTTCAAACTTAACACCTTTTCCCATGTTTAATTCCATTGCTTAATTCCCCCTATTACAAATCAAGAGTCCGCCTAATCTTCGCGGGGATTCCCTTACGTGCTGCAGAAGTGCTAGTAGGTAGCGAACTTGAAGAACCGCCACCACTTCTGGTTCTAGTAGTTGATCTCTTTCTGGTTCTTTCAAGAACTCTTTGAACTCTCTTTTTAACTTGCTGTCGTTCTTTTACCTTGTCTGCGGCTTTCTTCTTTTCACGTTTTTTCTTTTCTTTCGCCGCTGCTTTCTTAGCCGCTTTAATTTCTTTATTTTGCGCTTTAATTGCCGCGGCTTTCTCTGCAGCATTCATGTACGGTCCGTCGCCAACACGCTTGCTTTTGTCTGATACGTAAATAAATCCATCATCGGAAGTATTTAAAACTCCAGGTGTTCTTGCTGCTCCGCCGGCAACTCCTTTAATTATTCCGATTTTAGAGCCAGACTTTGTCGTAGGAATGGGACCTTTTTTAAGACCGGTCGTCTTAAGACCAACCGTGTTAAGCTCGCTCTTGGCTTTAAGATGTTTGTCCCACTTCATTCCTTTAACGCCGTAATGAGCAAGATAATTTCTCCAATCATTTGCTCCGTAGTATTCCATTTTGAATTAGTCCTTTCATAAATTCATTTGGTAGAACCATATTAGACTTCATTTTCGCCAAAGCGCGTTCACTTGTTGCCTACTTTTGGTTACTTAAGATTCTTCGCGATGCCCATACGATTTTCGTCGCGCACTCCAAGCTCTATAAAGAGGTATTCACATGCTTATACCCCTAAATCAAACGGAAAGGAGGCTTGTTAACGAGTGAATCATGGAAATCCCGGCATGATGCTTTTAGAGCAAGGAGCATTTATCGCCTAGACACCGTTTCATCTTTTTCACCAATACACCAAACTTTCAGACACCAAATGAACTTATGAAAAGATCCGAAGAAGATTGGTGGCGTCTGAAGCATAAGTCAAAAACCTCCAATCTTCCTCGGCATAGTTCTTTAATAACGAGTAATATCAGAACACTCCGATCTGCTTTAAGGCATACCCAATAATAATTCCAACAAACCCCGTTATTGCTGTTCTTACTACGTCTTGCCACATCTTAGCGTCCTTGCTCTCTAAAGAGTCAATGCGCTTGTCCTGATCTTTCTGAGCTTCCACCATATTTTTCACAGTCATAGCAAGACGCTCAACTGAGATACTCAAGGTGTGAATCTCCTGTTGAATTACTTCAACTTTATCTACTCGCTCTTCCAGTCGTTTCATTCTCTCGTCGCATAATGCCCCCGAAACACCGGTAGAATCGCTCATGAGATATCACCCCCTTCATATCAGAAACGCTCTTAATATAAAGAGGTTATCTGCCAGCTCTTTCTGCTTCATCAAGCCATTTGGCATACATGCTTCGCTCTGTCTCATTAGTCGCCTGATTCATAAGGGTTCTAATATTAGCAGCCGCGTTATTCATCTCATTTGCGTACGAGGTGTTAGTTCGACTTCCCCTCATCGTACCATCACCCATGTACATGCGATTCCCACCGCCCATGTATCGTCCGGAATAGCCATCATAATCTGGATACATGGCTCTGCGATACATTCTTTCAGAATATCCTTCTTCTTCCGGATACTCTTCTTTCATTGCTTTAGTAGTTGCAATATCTTTGATGATGTCGACAGCTTCGCCTGCAGTTTTCCATTCGTCAGGTTTTATGTCGTCTTTCATCAATAGTTTCTTTATGTCTTTTACTGCTCGCTCTTCAAGCTGACACAAAATATCCACAGTATTGTCTTTCATCGCTCTTCCTCCTTATGCAGTTCTCGTTATCTCAAGTCGTGCGTTTCTAACGGTAATAGTTTCTCCGGTAGCTGAAGTGTTCTGAATTCCGACGTTAGTACAACATCCAGCAGGAACATCAATTATTGCAGAAGGAGAAATGTGGTTAAACGCTTCAACCGCCGTTGGAGTAGATGCGGAAAGGCTTGACGCTAGGGCTTCTGTCCCAACAGCTACTGAAAGAGAAATCTCGCCAACGGTCCCTCCTGTAGGAACAGCGACATTTCCTCTAAACACGACTTTGTACCGCGCAAAACCGCAGCAAGGGTTGTTGACATTACCACGGAGAGTAAAATCACCAGACGAATTCCTGTGATACACATTACGCTTCGTGCAGGGAATCAAATCATTGAATATTACATTAGACCCGAACGGAACATCCTGATCCGGAATGTAAATATACTCAGCCATAGTGTCCGCCTCCTATCAGGCGCAGCAGCCTGTGTTATTCCAACCGCAGTTGCAGCCATTAGGATTCTGAACAATATACGCGGGTCTGGGAGTAGGAGCAAGATACTGCTCGAGAGCGTTAGTCTGGGCCAGATTGTCGGTCAGGATCTGAGCCGTCTGAGCGTTCTGAGAAGCAGCCAGATTAGCCATCGTCAGCTGATTCTGCAGTTCTGCGATCTTCTCATTCTTAGCATCAATCTTATCCTGGCACATCTGATCAAGGATTTTCTGAGTATTGGCGTTGTTCTGAGCGGTCACTTCCTGAAGAGCGGCCGTTACGGAAGCGCGATCGGCACAGGCTTCATTCGCTACGGTGTATTTAAGATCGGCAACAGCTGCGCGATTCTCACAGCAGCAATTGGAGAGACCCTGAGAAATACTGGTCATTCCGGCAGTTATAGCAGACTGGTTGGCGAATGCCTGCTGCATATCAGCCATCTGTCTTGCGTTTGCGGCAGCCTCAGCAGCGGAGAAGCCAGCGTTCAGACCGGCATTTACTCCAGCAAAGCCATTGCAGAGAGCCTGATTAACTCCGGCGAAACCATTCACAACGGCAGAATTGATACCAGTTACACCGGACATAACGGCCTGCTGATCGAATCCGTGCTGGACATCGTTAGCGGTGTTGTTCATAAACATCGGAACCATTCCGCCGCCGTTACCATTGCCCCAACCGTTTCCGCCCCAATTACCCATAAGAGCAAACAGGAACAGAACGATAATCCAGAAAGATCCATCGCCCCAGCCAAAACCGCCGGCACTGTTGCCGTATCCATTAGCCATGGGTCCTACAGGCATAACCATGTTTCCGCCATTGTTTTCAGAAAAAGACATAATAATTCTCCTTCCAAACTCGCTCCTTTACCAAAACAAATAAGTTACATACGTTATTTAGTTGTAATTACGATAAGGTAAACGTAAAAAACGGAGACTGTCTGGCCTCCGGGAAATTAAGCATTATTCTATTTTTGTACCGACGGTTTACTAAGTTCCTCTTATAAAACAAACCTTCCTGCTTCGCTGTCTCGAGCCAGTGAATAAGAAGGTTGGTTTGGCTAAATGTTAAAAATTAGGCCATTTTGAATTGATGGTTTTGACTATGTTAAAGTTCGCTTTTAAATCCTCAATATGCTGTTTTAGAATTTCTGCTACTTCATAAGGTGTATACCTGATGGTTTCGCCAAGTCTGAATTTTTCTTTGTCGTGCTGTCCTTCTTCAATCAGAATAAGCTCGATTTTGCGTATCAGTTCGTTCATTTTAACTGTCTTTTCGTCCCCTTTAAGTTAGTAGCCTTCAAAAAGAGGGCGTTGTTACTTTATAATTAGATTCCATCAGACATGCTTTAAGTTAATTACTATATGGAATCTTATGCACGTTCTGAAAATCCGTAATGTGTGTGTTAATGTAATTGCTTAGAACATAGGCATAAATCTCAGCAAACTGTTCGTAACCAATCGCAGTATGATGACCATTTACCGCATCACCAGTTAGACTTGCGTTGCTGTATAAATCTATATTTTCAGCCAAATCAATGCAGTATACTGGATATGTTGATTTATACGCTTCTACAATGTTCCGTACAGCCTGATTATATTGTGCATATGTCGTCCCTGTTCTTGGACATGTGTTCACGAATATCTTTGCCGTTGGACTGATTGTATTGAGTTCTCGGATGATTTTTGATAACCCGCCATAATATGTTTGTGCGTCCGTTCCAATGTCTGTCTCTGTGCCTAAATCAACATGATTTCCACCTGTACTGGCATCATTTATCATAAGCCCAATTACATATGCTTGTGCCTGTCCTGCTGCACGTGCTGCAATTAAACCTCTTTGACTTGTCTGCCATGTTAAGACATTCGCACCACTACTGCCACAATTTATCCATTGATTACCTGTCAATGTTGACATGTAATGAGGATATGCAAATTCTTCATTTGTCGGTATCGGTGATGAATCCTCTGATGTCTGAATATGTCCAGATGTATAGCTATCTCCACAACAGACTACTTTTTTGAATATTTTGCAAGTCGTCCGATTCAGAGAGTTCATTAACCAACCTGATTCTATTTCACCTATTGCGATTGATGCATTAAGAATACCACCTGTCGTGTCTGCAAAAGCCCAATCACACGAAGAAACAACAGAAGAATCTAATCCGCTTGGTCTGTTTCCATATAATCTAACAAATGAATATCCGCTTGGGATTGTCACTCTGTATATTGTCGTATCGGATACATTTTTATAGATTGGCACTCCCTGATAACTTCCATCTTCTAAAAAGATATAACACGGCACAGAAGTTAAATTATTTAAATTCCAGATGAAAATGTTGTATTCTTTTCCGACCTGCAAATCTCTTTGATTTATAATAGTAGCACTTGCAGTACTCTCAAAATGACCATTATTAGCAAGATTAAACAAGCCATTAACATATGCCTTTATTTCCGATTCCAAGTCTTGCACAACATTGCGCCAATTTGAAAACGAATATGAATCTCCACTTCCTGTTTCAAATCGAAACCACATATTTTGGGATGTGCAATATAACTGCATTATTCCGTGTACGTTATTTTGTAGACTATTTATTGTAAACAAGATTCCAAATGTGTTATATACTGGCAAGTTACTAATATGGTCGCTTGTTACATTATTGCGAATAAAAAATGTCTTACCTCTTGGTGCTAGATTTGCATCCGTAAAAAATGTTTGATAATTTGTCACATCTATTGAAGTTGTTCCGCTTGGTCTATAACTCGGCAGTACACTGAGTAGCGTTCCGATTACACCATTTTCTTTTGTTGTATATAAAAAATCAAATGTAAAATCAGCAGACACCCACGGAGTATTTACCACATTAAACCATACATAATCTTGCGACGGTATCAATTTCACAATCTCGCCAAAATTAGCAGAACCAATTGAGACAGCAGTGCCATCTTGTTTATATCCATATATTCCCAATCCTGTTGCATTCTGATTTGTCGATGATACTGGCATAAAATACAATGGAACATTTGCGTATAATGGCTGATTTACTCTATAATTTCTTCCATTGACACATTTGTCATAAACGAAATTACCACTATAATCTAAAGCGTTCTTTACGCCATCAACAGACTGTGTTAAATCAGCCTTTAAATCATCAATCGAATCTTTAATGCTTTCATCCGTCAATTCCAGATTTGAAAACTTATTCGTTGAATAACTCCTGAAAGACTCTATTTCGTCGCCAACCGTCTTAGCGTCAGCTGCTTTATCAGAAATGCTAAGAGACTTATCGGTCTCAACGGCGGAGGAGTTATAAGTTCCGCCAGACTGCCATATGCTTCCGTCATGATAATACCAGTTGCCTGCTGTGTAGCCAGTCTCACTTCCGGTATAAACATACACTCTCGTTTTATCGGTCATCGCAGCTGCAGTGTTAGCGGTAAGAGGAGCTCCGACATACGCCTTAGCGAGAGTAGCAGACGCAGCAGCGTTTTCGGCCTGAGTTCTTGCGCTCTCATTATATCCTCTCATTTCAAAGAGAATGGAGTACTGCTCAGGATCTTCCTGATCTTCCACCTCTAGACCCTCAAGAACGTTACCAACGGCTCTTGTGGTGTTAAATTCTTTAAGGATCTTCCCTGTGGAATCTAATTTTCTGATACAGATTACAAACGTAACAGTTCCAGATTCAGCAAACACACCGGCTCCAAGAAGCCAATCAAAGGTGATAGCGTCATCTGCGACAACAACATTCTTCGCATCAGCATAGTTGCCAATTCCGGAAGCATTCATGTAATTGATCTTGATTTCAAACTCAGAAAGGTCAGTTCCGTGATAGAATCTAGGAATCTGAAAAGGGAGCGTTAAAACGTCTTTATCATTGTAAACGCCAAGAATATAGTTAGAGGGGATCTGTATCGTTCTTAACTCCGAATCAACAACCAGAGCCCCTGGGTTCTTCGCTGTAGTAAAGGATGCCCCAAGAGCCTCCTCAAGATTGTCATAATTCATTTACGATCTTCCCCCTATCTATTAGATACTAGTTGTCATTCATTATCTTCGATATACTGTTTTGTGGAAATTCCAAGGCAGGCACCAAGGAACGCGTCAACTGCCGTGATGGTTCCAACGATCTGCTCGCCGTAAGGAAGCCCCCAAATAGAGGCCAGCGCGAAATAAAGAGTACCAAGCGCCGGAAGAATGATCTGCGCGATGAATTTCAGTAGGTCGTAAGTTTTATTGCTCATCTTAAACATTTCTTTCACCTCTTATCTTCTAAAGCACCAGCCGCCATTATTACCATTTTGAATTCCTCCGGAAGGATTCTGTGCTCCACCCTGATTCATTCTGTTCTGGTATTGTCCGGCCAGGTCCATAATCTGATTGATCTGGTTTTGGTTCATTCCGGAATTCTGCACAAGGTATTTAGCAGCGTCTTCCGGAGTATTCATGTATTCGGGAGGAATGTTAATCCCTCTTGAAATCAATGCTTGCATAGGATTCTGCATGAACTGATTGATCATCGGACCCATCTGTAAAAGTTGCATGAGATTAATCATTTGGCGCGCTCACCTCCGACTGAGTAGTACCGAAAAGAGCAGCAAGTCTTGCGGATACAGCCTGCTCGACACGCTTGTCGACTTCGGAACTTACAATGTCTCTCACCTGATCCATATCAATAGTAGGAGCAGGTGCTGCTTCAGGCTCCGTCTTTACCTCAGGAGTAGAAGCCACCAGGTCGTATTCTTCCGCGTCGTAAGGTCTGCCATAGCCATCCGCTTTCTTGATCCAAAGTTTCATAGCCACGGGATCAACGAAGGTCATTTCGCCGTTTGGAGCCATTGGCCAGGCATCGACTGCCGTTCTGCCATTAACAAACATGAACTGCCCAGTCCTCGTCTGCTGCTGAGGCTGAGCATTCGGAGAGCTATAGTTCATACCGTTTGGATAAGTCGGCAGTGCACTATAATTAGTATTCCAGGCATTTGTGTTCAAAGTTTTACCTTCTTTCTTTAAGCATAGTAATACTCGACTATCTCATCGCCAGAGTCCCAAGAGTCGTAGTAGTCGCCATCGATTACAGTTACAACATGACCATCTGTCAATCCGTCAATTCGAACTAGATAAGCTCCTCTTGGATGCTCGTATGCGAACTCTCTTACCGTGTAGCAGTTAGGGCATCTGTTTGGAATGAAGTGTTTATGGTAGCCATTAAGCGTTAGGAAATCTCCCCAAACGTGGTTCTTCTCAAGGGCGTCCTTTTTATAGAATGCCATCATGGAAAGTCTTATAAACGCCTCATCCCAACTCATGCCCATAAGCTTTGAAATCGCTCTTACTACACAGTCAGTCGTGGTCCGTCTTCTTGGATTTGGGTTGTAATAAACGTACATTACAAATCACCCGCGAAATCGACACCAGTGGAAGAGGAAATCTTATTAACCACGGAATAAAAAGTCTCAAGCTCGTTCTTATCTCCGTACAAGTATAAGGAGAAGTGATAGAGCTGAAGCATCTGATAAACCATTTTGATTTCTTCATCACTTAAGTCGAAGTCATCCATGACAAAGTCCTTTCTGCGTTATGCTATAAGCTGTCTATAAGACGCGGACACTTTCCGATCGTCCGTATAGACATATTCCATAGTTGTGTTAATATTGCTGTGACCAAGAAGTTTCTTTACCTCTTGTATACTCATTCCTCTTGCAGCGAGGCTTGATGCAAATGTTCGTCTGAATCTGTGCGGATGAACGTTTGATACGCCAGCTCTTTTCCCAATGCGCTTTAGTATGAACCTAATACCGTTTGGTCGTAGTGGTTCTCCGCTTTGATTTATGAAAAGAGAATCGGACTCCGTTTTTCTTTCATCCAGGTAAGCAGTCAGGTGTTTCATCGCAACGCTTGATAGATAAGTCGTCCTTCCTTTTCCGCCATTGCCGCATCGTATACGAACTGAAAGATCCGTCTGGTCGATGTCGGAGATTTTCATCTCAGAAACTTCTGAAACTCTAGCACCAGTTGAGAGTAAAACTTCAACAAGTGCTCGTTCCTTCTTCACCAGGCATCCATTTCGCAGCGAGTCGATTTCTATTTCGGAAAACGGTTTACGTACCACTTCCGGATACTTAATCGGCTTGATGGCGAAGCACGGATTCTTCTGAATGATCTCTTCCCGCGCCATCCACTGGAAGAAGGCAGAGATGTTTGCTCTTAGATTCTCTGCGCTTCTGGCCGAGATACCACGCTCTCTTTCGCAAGCTAGGAAGTATCTTATGTCGTATGCGTTCATCTCGGTAAAGTTCTTGTCAATCGATGCCGCCAAGCGCTCACATGTCCTCTTGTATTGATAGGCAGTCTTTTCGGATTTACCATCGACATATAGACACGCCAGATACTTCTTTAATAGTTTGGAGTTTACAGAATCATAGACTGTCAGCTCCGTGCTAATCTTCGTGACTTCGTAGTTCGCCAAGACTTTCACGAGTACAGTTGATACGATTTCGATGTCGTTTTGCGAAAACACTGAGACCAGGTTTGATTGAAAATCTGAAACCATCTCCATTTTGAAATCAGGCATTCATTGGCTCCTTTGTAATAACCAACTGTTAGTTGTATTGTTAATTGTATTGGCCAATTGTACCTGACTTTAACGTCACCCTAGTGCGGTTGTTGAAAAATGTTAATGAATGGGTTGAAATTCGCTAGTAAACTCTTATACGACAATATGGGCACAGGATTTCAGACGCTGTCGTAACGACTACTTTTTCTCAAACACCGTGGACAAATTAAATAGTATTCCATGAATGTCGAATTTTCACCTCGCTTTGCTGATTATAAGTTCGCTTTAAATTAGTCATGCACGGTTTTGTGCTTTTCTTTTAATGTACCGACAATTTCATTCATCATTCTTTCATTGTCTCTCTCAAGCTTCCGATTGATGATATTAAGAATGATATTTAAAACTGTATCGATAATTAAAATAATGCCAATAATTGCAAGGATTTTCATAGTTTTCTCCATGTTCGCTTCAAGTTAGTTAGATGCCTGTTCTGCCCGTAACGCTCCAAAGTCTGGTCGGCAGATAGCGACTATAGTATTAACGTTGTTTTGATAAATGTTTGTTGGATCTTCCTGCCCTCGTTCTAACCAATAATTTGCCACGCACGGGGGCGGCGTTAATGCGGTGACTTCGATTATCTGATGTTTGAATGGGTATTTTGTTTTATCCCAATTATAGGTTACTCCATCAGAGACAAATGTGTCCGGGGCGTTTTCTTTTGATAACACTATACCGATATGATTTATATGCAAATACCAGTCGGGACGCACCCACTCATCTGTGCCTGTTTTTTTATGCCCCCACCATACAATATCGCCAGGCATAATATCACGGAAGCCATTATTCATAGGAACAGACTGACCTCTCTCAATCATCCATCTTGCCATCTGACAGGCAAGGCGAACCCTCTCGTCAGGATTGTGTCCATCTATAAATCTTGAACACTTATACCCAAGTACATTTAACGCCCAATTATGTGCGGAATTTTCCACCCAACTATCAATACTATGATAATCCCCTGTGTAATACGGCGTATCTTCAAAGGCGTATCCCATCAAACACAACCCAACATATGTACTACAATCGATTCCGTTTGTAGCAGTATCTTTATAAAATACTGTATCGCCATCTTTATACGTGATGGATGTTTGATTCAAATATGACCTTGCAACAGTTAAAAAATCATCAACTAAAACCTCATTATTTTTTTTAACAGTGACCACGTTTTCCATCCCAAGAGAAAGCGCATTTCCTGATATATCATAAACAGCCATTACGACACCCCTCTCTGTTCTTTGTATGACTTAACTGTTATGGAAGCTCCACGAGTTACACCCCATATGGCTGAAGCGGTATGGTCATTGTAATATTCGGACGTTTCTGTCGCTAATAGTTCATCATTGATGTATATTTTGCAATTTTCGGGAGTTAATTCTATTTTTACCGTATATTCATTGCCCACAACAAAATTATAAGCGTTTAGCACATCATGGTTGTATTTATTGCTTTGAGTTGGGTGCCAAGAAGTCAGTCCACTGGTATTAAGTACAAATTCTGGGTTTGGTATTGTGACGTTGTTTATCTTTCCTAACCCCGGCTCAATCCTTATACCATTAGTGTATGGGGCGGCATTATAGCTTCCCCATTTATTCAAGATAAATGTTATCTCCAAAATTACTTTAGTATATTCGTGACTAAAATCTGGCCACTGATAATATAATCTATACGAATTATCAGAGGCATCGTTCGCCGTCATTAAATATCCGTTAGATTGCATTTCGCCAGTTCCAGAACTGGAATACTGCGTAAATCCATTGCTCTGAGGAATACCACTTGTGTAATTCCATTCAAATGACATATATTCAACTGTCACGTTAAACGTAGTCGTTTTATTATCAACCGTCACGGTTATTGTACGTGTTCCAACTAACAGCGTGCCACTAAGTGTGTAGTCTCTAATCGACTTAGACCTTCCATCGCTATAATGTCCTGTAACAGTTAGGTATGCTTTTAAATCATTAAGCGGAGTAGTATCGTAAATAGTATTTGATCCCGGATTAAACACAGCGCTAATTGATACAAGCCCTGTTTCTGGATATAATGCTTCCTCAAGAGCATCAACATAATCTTGACCGTGCTCATCAATCCAAGCAACATGAGCAAAACAGTTAAGCAAGGCGGTTTTAGCATCCTCAGAGAGTGGTTCGATGTCTTGAATTTCTTCCTCTATCTCGTTTAAATCAGCCTTTAAACCATCAATCGCATCACCAGCCGCCTTTGCATCGGCAGCCATTCCGGATACTTTGAGAGTGGTGTCAGTATTAATAGCAGACGAATTGTAGACGCCGCCATCATTCCACTTAGAGTCCTGATAGTAATACCAGTGACCATTTGTATAGCCAGACTCAGAGCCGGTGTAGACATACACTCGGTTGGTTTCAGTCATCTCTGCTGCGGTCGCTGCAACCAACGGCGATCCGAAAGTCCGCTTCACCTGCATGATGTCATTATACCGGTCGGTCACGCCTACAGCTTTTTCGTCAACGTCTTTCTGAATGTCTTCAACCTGGGCCAGAATTTCAAGCGAATCAACCTGGCCGATAATCTTATACGGATCAGATTCGGGATCGTCAACTTCAAGGCCGCTTAAGACTGTGCCTCTTGCAATAGTCGTGTTAAACTCTTTAGCAATCGATCCGTCGGTGTTAAACTTTCTAAGGCAGACGACAAATTTGACCTGACCTTCTCCTCTGAACACTTCTCTTCCAAGAAGCCATGAGAAATAGATCGTCTTGGTTTCAACCTTTTTATCCTCGACGATGTAATTTCCGCCTTCGCCATTTGCGTTCTGGTAATTGATCCTGAACTGGAACTCGCTCATGTCCTGACCGTCATAAGTTCTTGCCATTTTGAACAAGACAGGGAAGACATCTTTATCGTTAAACACACCGAACACATAACCACTGGGCACATTGATAGTTCTGAGATCGCTATTGATTTCAAGGATCTCATCATTGCCAGCAAGCAATGCCTCCTCGAGGCTCCATTCACTAGGCATTTAACGCTCCTTCCTGCTGTATGATGGTCGCACTATTTGTCGTTAGTGTAAGCTCAGGGCTTTTACCAGCCACAGCAATTTTAATTCTAAGAAAGTCTGTAAGTTCGTTAGGGATCATGCACTCGTTGTTCACGATCGGCGCGTAACGAACGGAATTTCCACATTTAAAGATAGCTGCCTTGGACAGCCCTTCCCATTCTCTTGAGAAACTAAAGCGGCATCTAAGGTATCCCTTCGTTCCAGAGAAGATTCCGGAAAAGTCGCAATCTCTATCTTTTTCAATCCTCTGATTCGCGACAATGAAGTCCAAATCTCTTTTCATGTAATTTGGCATCTTAGAACCTCCTTAATGGTTGAGACCATTTCTCTTCTGAATAATCGCAACCTCGTTGGTTGTAAGATCATATGACTGAGAACTGCCGTATACGGAAATGTAATAGGTTGTCTGATCCACAATCTCATCCGGAATGGAAATCGTAGGAGTGGTGATTGGGACGTACTTCTTTACATTCCTCGTTCTAAAGATTGCGACCTTTTTAAGATCCTTCCATTCTCTGCTAAAAGCAAATCTCACTCTGAAGTATCCCCTGGCTCCGCTTACTAAGCCTTCGAAGTCACAGTTAGGATTCTTCTCGAGATCTTGTTCTCTAACAATAAATCTTAACTCTCTCATTCCTTCATTCCCTCCGCTCTGACGTTCATTCGCCATTCAAGTTCGTCAATTCGCTTGTTGAAGATTTCGACGACGAACGAATTAGCCGGCGGGTCGAACACCAACCGGACCTTGCAGTAAACATACTCTTTGACCGATTCGATGTCCCCTTCGCCGATAAAGTCGGACCAGGTTTCGGAAGCTCCTGTAATCATGAACGGTTCATCAGGACCGACCCCGAGCTGATGAAGGATCGTAAACACAGAGTTAATATGCATAATGATCTGCTGGTCAAATGCGGTGTATTCCTCTGCGATGCCGAGGAGGAGCTTTATGCTTGTGAGGATGCTGTCCATATTGTTTGGTCCTCCTTTCTACCAAAGCTTAGTATCTCCAGGTGTTCGTTCTACAAAATCTTTTGGTAACAGATTCTCGTCACTGTAATGTATCGCGTTGTGTGTAACATGTGATGTTGAGATTAGATTCTCTGGATCAAAGAGTTTCGTAGATCTGTCTAATATGTCTTGTTTTGTAATGGGTTCAATGTGATGAATTAGAATTCGCCCAAGGATTGGTCTATCTGGCGCCCCAAGATCGAATCCGTTATCACGCATGACAATCTTTGTTCTTGTCTCTTTCCACTCTTTTGTGTGGTAGAATATCTGATGTAACCATCTATTGACTTCTGGATCATTGAACCCTACCTGACCTTCGAGTTTTAAATAGTTAAATCTCTCGAGAAATGTCTTTAGATTGCTAAGATCTGAATATGTCTTGATCATTCTTCACCACTACCACTGTACTTCTTCATAGCATTTAGAGCATTCACATAAAGTTCCTCAACATGCTTTGCTGATTGCAGTGCCTCCGTCTTTGCTGTGATCAGATCCTTCTGTCTCTCTAAAATTTCTTTCTCTATTCGCTCCTTTGTTGACCCAAGTTTCAAGAAGTGCACAGTTTCCTGTGAAGTTGCAGTTCCATCAAGCAACCGCTGCTCAACAAGGTCATAGGCCAACGAGATAAGCTGGTTTTCTCGTGCTTCGGCTGTTGTAGCAGGTCTTCTCTTTCTTTGAGTGCTAGCAGACGGAGCAGTCTTTGGTCTTGCCATTATCTTTCCTCCTGTTCTGCTGGTGTTTCTTTGTGAATATATGTAGTTCTAACGAGTATCTGGATAGTTTTCGTCGAGACATATGTAGTTTGACGCTAAATTCATTGACTTTTTAGCTATTGAAAGGAGCAAAACTTTCACCAAAATTCATGAACAGAACGGAGGATTGGTCGCTCTACATATGCCCCGACGAAAAATGTCCAGAAAACCTCCCAAAAATATGCCCCCGGAGGAAAATCAAAGACCGGCGCGATGCATGAGGGGGGTACTTTTTACGATACCCCCCGGGAGTGTCTAATATCACATTTTTTATTATTTTATATTATTTTTTAGTAGTCTTTTCCTTCTTTAAGGACATAAGGCTTCCATTTCGATTCAGAATAATCAGATTTTTTAACTTTTTTGTAGATTCCAAGAATGTTAAGTCGACAAATCTCATCCATGGCCCGGGTAAACTCTTCATCTACCATCTCGTCAGTCATTTCTGAACTTACTATTGCAATCCTGGCAAGATACTCATTGGTAAAATAACCCTGACTCACATCGTATCCTCGCCACTCATCGTATTGCGTAAATGGGTTGAAAGGATTGTCGATAGTTGTAAGCATGTATTCTTCAGTCACTCTATCATCTCCTTTACTTAGCCATTGCTTTACTTACTGTTGACGGAGATACACCAAGTCTCTGGGAAATCTCTGTAAGATCATAGCCTCTTTCCCTCATCTGTTTAGCAACTGAGATTTGAGAATCACTCAATCCTCTGCTTCGTTTAGGTGTTGCCATCTGTCTTACAATGTCCATGTCTGCATTGTCTAATATTTTAGATAAGTTTGTGGAGCCTATTGCTCTATGCTGTATCGCTTCCCATTCTTGTGGTGTAATTTCTACAGGCTTCTTATTTGCACCATATGTGGCTCGTGCTGTTCTCAGTGCTTCATTTTTTCTTTTCTTCAGCCAATCCTTATCCTTAGCATCCTCAGGATACTCAGCTATTTTCATGCTCACTATTTTATTAGCCAATAACTGAGCTTGACGTTCTTTGGGAGCATTTTCTTGAGCAATTCTGAGCTTCTTATTTAAAGACTCGACTTCCGCGGCATACATTTTTGCTGCCTGGGGGTCTCTTTTTGGATTTTCTGTAGTAAAATATGATTTACGTGCTTCGTTTGCCAGGGCTTTAAGTCTGTTAGCATACATCGCATATTCTATTTCTATGGGGGTGTTATAATCAGATATAAGTTTACGAGCATCGTCAGCTTCAGCCATCTGAGTAGACTTCATTTTTCTATGCTGAACCTGCCCGTCCTTAATATAAGTGTCATTCACCTTGTCACGATATAACTTTTGGCCTTTGTACTCGTCACTATATCGAAACTCTTTAGTCGGTGTATACTCGGTTCTTGTGTTAACGCGAACTTCAGACTTAGCTCTAGATATCAGTGTAGATGCTCCGCCAATCTTACCATTAGACTGAATTTGATACTTCTTCTTGAGGGCAGAAATATCATTGTCTTTTGCAGACTTACGATAATCCAAATCGTGCTTTTCAGAATCTATGATTACCATAGAATGACGGACTGCTTTAGCAATATCATCCAAAGAAGCACCTGTGATGGTCATGTCCGTAATAAGGTTTGTTACTATTCCCATCTGTTTTTGTTTTTCACTGGATGATATTTTCTTTGGAAGCTTTTCACCGGCAGCTTCTCTTTCCTCGCGATCCTTTATGGCATATTCTTTTTTAGGATCGAATCCTTTAAGTCCTTCAGGAAGCGGGTCAGATTTAATTTTTACTGTTTTTCCGGTAGGAATAACAAGAACAGTATCACCATCAAAATCCGCTCCAGATAACCGTTCAGCAGCTTTACTATTTATGCCAACGGCATCCGAAGCATCTTTCATGATTCGTAGTGCTTCTTGATTTTTGTTATTTACCTTTAATATCGGAATTTCAAATGTTCCGGCATGAGGATATCGGATTAGCGCTACAGTCTCGCCATTGCGATATCCAGGAGCATAAATCTCATTCTCCTTAATACTGGTCAGTGGTAATATAACTTTAGACTGCTGCCGAGGTAATGCAGCCGCTTTCAAATGAACTGCTGAGGAATCGCAATCGCTGGCAAATTGTTCCAACAATTTCTTCTTGACAACCGGATTGGTTAGAGACATGATCTCCTCATACTCTGCACGCTTAATATCATACGACAGATTAAGCTGCTTCTTTGCTAATCCAAGCGGCTGCTTAGATAACATCTGAGATGCTAATGTTCTTGACCATTCTCCCCAGTCGCCTTCTTCATTAACTACATTAATTGGAGAAATATGTTCCTTACCATCTGCTCCGATGTATTTCCTAGGAACTCTAATAAGATCTGTTTCGGCCTTAATGCTTGCACCGAACGGGTTGTCCTTGTCGATAATATCATTCCCGTTCTCGTCCTTGATCATCTTCATTGGCTTTAGAGTCTTTTCGAGCGGTGTTCCTTTAGCCTTGTTGGTGTTAAAACGAACATCGATTCCAGGTGGAAGATCGTCGGCATAGATTGCCATGCCCTTCAAATATAACTTGTCATCAACACCTATACGAACCTGAGCATACTGTGCTGAACCAAGATTTAGATCGGCAAGCCCTCTTCTAAGCTCAATAACCCCGTCTTTGTCAGTTCCACCTTCTTCAGCATATCTGATTTGGATTCGTTTGGAACTGATACTCTCAACAGGAGGAAGGCCTTTGTTTGCCAAAATATAATCCGGATCCTGTTTGTGATCTTTGACGGTTGTTATCTTGTCCATGTTAGTGACAACGTCTTTATATGTTGTACCGGGAGGCGCAAGAACAAGTATTGTGGTTTTCATCCCATTTTTTGTTCCTTGCTGATCGGTCTGAACTTTATGGACTGTATAGCCCTCGTCTTTCAAAATATCAACCGCGCGATTTTTACGATTCTCGTTGATACCAAGGTCGATTTCAGTTCCAGAGCCTATGTCAATAAAGCCTTTCGTATCAACTGCCTCTTTCAGAATATCAGCATTCTTGCGGTTTTCGTCTCTTCGACCAAGGGCTTCTTCCCGTCCCATTTTTCGCCATTGACGAACAGTTCCTTCTGTAACTCCAAGTCTTTCAGCAATATGGACATTTGACTTTCCGTCATCCATCATGTTAAAAGCAGCTTCCATATTTTCTTTCTTAATTTCATTCTTAGCATTATAGATTCTTGCTTTTAACTCATTTGACGATTTCATACCAAAGCCCCTAGCAATATCAGCATCACTAAAGCCCTTAGCTTTCAGCTCGTTGTATCTACTGACAATATTTTTGTTCCGTTGAGGATTCTTTCCTGATCCCCAAGGATATCGACCAGAATGCCTTGGTGTTCCATAGTGAAATAACTCATCCATGTCAGATCTCTCCGTTCTTAATTTGTGCAATGATTTCGTCGAATCTGATTATCTTTTCAATAATGTCTTCAATAATTTCAGGATCTGGAGATCCGATCAAAATATCATCGTTCTGATAGATCCTTAATTCGCTGTCTATGGCTTTTGGTTTCTGGTGGTATTCGAGACAAAATAACGCCATGTAAATCTCCAGCTGATGCATAGAAGCAGGTGTAACACCAGTCTTTAAATCGTGAATTCTAAGAAGGTTTTTTCTAAAGCAAATAGCGTCAGCAGTTCCGAAACAATTTTCAGAATAAAAAAGAGGCTGTTCAGCCTCCATTCGAAATCCAATAGCATCGTTAACAAATGCGTTTAATGTTTTCTTTGCAGCAGCCCCATTGCTAGGGAGCTTCTGTCCAAGTTCAATGCATTCTTTAGCAAATGCATGAAGTCTTGTTCCTCGCTGTGCTGCCATCTGATTTTTATAAACCGTGATGAGCCGATCCTCGTCATAGTTTAACCAACTGTACTTACTGGCTCCTAAAAAAGCATGAGCTCCTTCAGGAACGTCACAATAGTGCTTGTTCCAAATCATGTAAAACATCCTCCTTGTTCTCTGGAAATATAAAAGCCGCGAAAGACATCGAATTCATCTTCGCGACGTAATAATCCTGGTTAGGGCGATGTTTAGCTGATTCGCTCCTTTTAACCTCTAAGCTAGCCCACTTGTTGTTGTGCAAGATGAGCAGATCTGGTATTCCCTGAATATAATCAGCATCATTCTTGAGCACAATACATCCAGGGAATCGTTCCTTTAACTCCCTGATGAGCTTGGATTGAAATTCACTTTCAACCATTTGTTGCCCTCCGTTCGTCAAAGAAAATAAGAGCGATAAAATTTTCGATTTAAAAAATCGTATTCTATCTCTCTCTATTATACAAAAGGATTTTTTTACGAATTTGCTAAGTGCCTAAAAAAGCTTTTTCGTTAAAGTTCTTCTTCTGGCGTAATGCCCTTAGTATTGCGATGTCGATTGGAGCATTACATCGTATGTGATAGTAATATAAATCAGAGTATGGGGTGTTCAGCCTGTCGATTCGACCCTCGGACTGTGCCATTAGCCTGTAACTGTAATTCTGTGAGTAGAATATCATCGTGTCAGTAGTAATACAGTTCCACCCCTCAGCTCCTGCCATGTACTGAACCAAATATAACCAGCGATCAACAGTTGGAACCTCTTCATGTTTCTGGCCATTCCATTCAGTACAAGTGATGTTTTTTCGTTTGGCAATCTCCCTCAAACTATTAAGTTCGTAATCGAAGTTGTAAAATATAATTATTCGAGGATGCTTATCGATGATGGCTTCGACTGCCTCTATTCGACTCTGATCTGAGTTGATTACTTTACGCATTAGGTAAAATAGTTTTCCAGTTTCAGCTATTGGCTCGTTCTCATACACATCCCATCGATCTCTCCACACTTTCAAATATAACTGTTTGTCATAACCAACTATTACCGTCTCGTGATGTGGAACTGTCTGCTTCTCATAGTACATGTTTACCATTACACGATTACGAAGTTGAATCAAACGTCCAGTATTAATATAATGGTCGATGTCAGGATACTTCTTATAAGCGTTGTATACAATGTGCGCATTAGCAAAGTCTGTACGATTCTTATAGAAACCATTAGCGATGAACACTGGAATATAATCCGACCAGGTGTCGCCTGGTGTTGCACTTAATAGTATCCATTGGTTCTTCTTGGCAATCTTAAGAAACGCTTTTACCCATGCACCTTTACCAACAACACGTTGCTCATCAAATATAAAGAATGCTCCGTATACGCCTACGTATTTCTTTATGTTGTTCCATGAGTCTATAGTCAAACTGACATTACTGCAGCTTTGATCAGGAAGCGGTTGACCCTTGCTGTCTGCTGCAATCAGGAATCTGGCACACTCTCCTTGCCACTCAAGAGAATCTCTCTTCTTGGCTGTGGTAATAATAAAAAGATCCCGAGGAGACGTCATATCTCCCCAGGATCCTTCACCATTAATCTGCAGCTTTCCACCGCACACTTTCAAAAAATAGTATGCTAAAGCGGTTCTGCTTTTGCCAGTCCCAACTCCGCCACAAAGGATCGAACCATTTCTTAATTTTTCGACTGCATCTATTTGGTGCTTATACAGTTCAATCCCCATAAATATCATCCATTAGTTGAACGGCACATCTTCGTTGTCAGCATCCATCTCATCAGCATACGGAATATCACGATACTTGCTCTCAAGATCGTCATCACGAAGAGTAACCCAAAGGCTCTTCAGGTAGGCCTTTACACCAGTCTTTCCATTAATATCATAGTTGTAAGGTCGGATAATGACATCTACGTTCTCAATGTATGCCCAGTCAAGAATGTTGATGTTGTCCTCGTTAAGGGCTTTCTTTACTCCACCAGATATAATTACAACCTGCGGAGGAATCTTTCCAAAACTGACCTTTACTCTAAGAATGGCAGTTCTATCTTCCTCTTCGTTGCGAGGTTCCAAATACTTAATAGGCCATCCATCTCGTTCAAGTCTCTCTGCAAGCTCATCCTCAATAACAACCGTAAAAGTCCGATCAGAATTATAACGATTCTTCTCACCGGAAAAGTCTCTGAACAGAATTCTTGCGCCTTCGATAGTAATGTTTCCGTGTACCATAAATATAATCTCCTTTCAGATTTGCTTTGTTGCTTAATCAAACGGTAACTCTTCCGGTGCATCTTCCGGAATATTCATGAAACTCCGATCCACCACAGGTGGTACAGGATCATTAGAAACGAACCATTCGAAATCTCCATACTTTGAAATATCATTGATTGCGTTGTCAACCAAGACATGATAGTAACTGTGGTCTATGTCGTTCCATTTGTTACAAATATCAACAGTCTCAGACTCGAGCCAACGGTAGACACCTTCCTCAGTCTTCGGATCGAAAGTGCCTTTTTCTTTTTTAGTTCCAGTGGCCGCGTAATACTTACCGTTAGCCTCTCTTAGTAATATGCCACCACCACAACCTGCTTTAATGGGACAGAATTGGCCAACTCGCCCAATGAATACGTAGTCATGTTCATCTGTGCCAAGTGATTCGTTCATGTCCAAATATAATCCTGAACCTTTACTGATTGATTTGGTTTCACATACGTCAGAATGCTCAATTGGCTCTTTACTGAATAGAGTTTTGAAGACATAAGGGATCTGGAATTGTGTTCCGGTAGCGGTCCATTCTCCGTCATGCTTGCCACCTTTGTACTTAGCAATATAAACAGCGTCGTTTACAAGACACATCTTCTCATAAGTTGCTTCATGCTCAAAGGTGTATCCATACTGCTTGCCATACTCCATCACGAAAGATATAATTTCTGGTGTTGCATCAGGAATCTTTATTGAATCGGTCTTAATATGGGCAACAGTAAAGCCTCTCTTTTTAACCTCATGCTTAAGATTTATCATGAACAACGCTCCACGTTTGGCCACAATATTGTCCTTGTTTCTGGGATCTCTTAGAAGATTATCAAATTTAGCAGCAGTCAATCCGTATACACTATTGATGGCTATCTTCAAAGCATAAGCCAATGATGTTGCCTGTTCTTTGTCTGTCAAATATCGTGCCAATTTTCCGGAGAACATCTTTCCTGCTTCTTCGTAATCGCCATGTTTGATCAGAATACGAGTGTTTACCAACTGCTTAAAGTTCTCAGTATATGGGCCAAACACATTAAGTGCTATCGCCGAGTGTGGATGCATAGAAGCAATATCAAGAAGAGCAACGTTAGTGTACATGCCTGGTTCAGAATACACATAGCCACCTTCGCCGACAAACTCACCTCTGTACGTAGACTTTTCGCCATTAGGCTTTGTGTCATCGAAAATATAACCAGGGAAGTCTTTTGACAAGTCAGTGTATATGAACTGCTTATTGGCATTCTTATCTGCACCAACGATCAATCGAATTGTATGGCTGTTAGTTGTGTCGTTTACTGTAAGTCCAGAAATATCACTCAGAATCTCTCTGGCAATGAAGTCCTGATACCGTGCTTCGAACACCGCTTCTGTAGCCACAACGTCGTTTACACAATAATCGGCTACCTTCTCCCACAATTCCTCTGGTGCTGGCTGATCCCAAGGGAGACCAAGTTCCTGATGATGAATTCCGAGTTCAATCTCCCACTTCTTAAGACTCTGTTTCTTCGAAGCGAAGTCATAAATATCAGTATACGAAAGACCATAAGCTTCTCTGAAGAAGCAATTCTTGTCACCCGTGTCGCTGCTTACAATGTTCTTCGAAATATCATAGATCCGCTCGTTTGAGTAACCGAGAGATGCTGCGTACAGAATATGATTATCGTACTTTCTATTGTTGAATCCAACAAGTTTCATTCTGAGAAGCTTCTGTACGTCTTCTTGCGAAGGATTGATCATCTTAACAGTTGCTTCTCTTGGAGTACCTCTAACCTTCCAACAAATAACTAACAGATTCGAAAAGACTTCAACGTCGAAGAATATAATTGGTGCGTCTTCGTCGTAATCATCACTTGGTTCGCTTGCTTCTTTAGATTTGAAATGCATCTTAGCTACAAGATCTACACACTTGTTGGCTTGATGCGTGGATTTCATAGCAAATGAAAGAACTGCAGGTCTAAGATCACTTACGTCGTATCCGAGCGGTCCAGCATAAGCATCTTCAAGAATCTTAAATATAAAGTCTACACTAGGAGCAGTAGCTCCATGATACTCCTTGTTCAGGTTTCTAATTATCAGAGTCCGTAAAGCCTTCTCTGATTTAACAGCTTCAAAATTTACCACATTCTTTGCTCCTTTCAATGGTAAACCAGAATTAATAGTTGCAATTGGAATATCATTGCAGAAAGAGAGTGCTCGTCTAAGAGAACTGTACCCTCTTGTGCCATCTTGTTTTTTGAATACTTTGATTTCGACATTTTCTTCGTAGATCCTGCTAAGCTGCAGTACGTCTCCGTCGTAAAAATAATGCAGATGCAAGCCTCCTCCTGACTTTGAAAACTCTGCATATGTCGGTGGCCACTTACTTGCAGCTCTAAGATTTGCTTCTGGGTCTTTGTTTCCATCCTTGTCACGAATATCAAAGTCAATGACAATTAGATTCTCAGGAACCATTACATAGTGAAGCTTGCAAGTTAGAATATCACGCAGTTTAGTCTGTACGTTGCTCCACTTGATTGACGGAGTTTCGTCAGAACTAGCAAGCTGTGCTTTACAGTCCTTGAAAATATCATCAAAGATAGACTTTGTCTTTGTAAGGTTCAACCATTCAGCAATGCCAGACCCTTCTGATACTGCATCTGGCTTCTCAGAAATATCATTCGCTTCAGCTTTCGCTTCCGCAGAATTTCCTTCAGCACTCATATAATCAAACTTTTCTTTTCTGAAACCAAAGTAAACCTTGTATCTTCCGTTATAGCGCTCCTTAAACTCTGTAAAATAATTCTTCAGTTCTTCTTTAAATGCTCTTCTGGGATATGGAAAGGTGACATTAGCCATTTGACAGTACTTCTGATATAAATCCCAGGAAGCACCGAGTGTTATACCATCGTCATCGTCGCAGAAGAAGTCGTAGTTATCTTCAAGGAAATTATAAAAGTCATTTGTAGCGCTGATCATGTTAGTCGGTCTGTACTTGTTGTAATATGACTTTCCCATCTTCTTGTATACATCCAGACAGTGGTATGCAATAGCTCCAAGCTCAAACTGAACTTGTTCGCACAGTCTGTTGTATTCAGAAAATGGAATCTTACGGCCTGAAGGGACGACGTCGATCAATCTTCTTATGATTCCTGACTTTGCTTCGGTGATTCTGACTGGCTTGTTTGTGCCGAGAAATATAAAAGAGTTGAAGCGCATTGAGTATTGAGATTTGAATTTCTCATTAACGACCATTGTCTCATGAGATATAAGTGAATTCAGTTTTGTATTGTCTTCGATTCTCGAAAGATCTCCATCGTGCTGGATGGCAACGAGTGGATTATCCTTAAAAGCTTCAAGCCCAAACTGATTATTGGCCTGTGCAAGAGCCTTTGCTTCAAACACTGCGCAATATCCTTGGAACAAATCCTGAATAATATTGAGGACTGTTGACTTACCAGTTCCGGCTTCACCATACAAAACGATGAACTTCTGAATCTTTTTAGAATCTCCAGATATAATTGAACCGATTGCCCATTCGAGCTTGGCTCTCTCTTCCGGATCGTAGAGTGTACTCATAAGTTTTTCATAAGCATCCATCTTTCCTTCAGCCAAAGCATAAGGAAGTCTTCTGCTCACGTAATCTGTCTTCTTTACTTCGGTGTTCGAGAATATAATTTTAGTGTCGAGTTCGTGGTAATTGTCGCCAATCGTCTTCACATACTTAGTCCATTCAGTAAGCTTGTTCGATGAAAATACACTAAGAAATTTTGGCTTAATAATCGTCCCGGCATTAACCTCTTTTTCTTCCTCGTCACACTTCTTTTTGACAAGCTCATCTACCAGGATTGGAACGTCATAAACGTCTCTTGACCACAGGCCTTTCTGCTCATCCCAAATTCCGTAAAACGAGTTTCCTCGGACCATCAAATCTTTGCTTTTCACAGATATAAATTCAGGACTTATTTCGAGCACTCCTCGCTTCGGTGTACTTGTCCTAATCTGTACAAAATCAAGCATTCATTTTCCTACCTCCTTTCTCAAAAATTTCCATGATTTTCACCTCCAAATCTAACTGAAATATCCGCTTCAAAATCGCCCACTTGTTAGTTGTTAAAAACATTTTTGAATCTATTTATAAAAACATGTTTTTTTCTTCCAATTAATAACAAATATTTTGCACAAATTAACAAGTAGGGCACGAAAACCCAGTAAAATCAAGGGTTTTCGACTTGTTAATTTTGAAAAATTTTGCACAAATTTCTAACAAGTTCTCACATTTCTAACAAGTTTTTCACCACAAAATCTTAAAATTTGTTAAAAATATCAAGCTCAAAAACTCCCAAAAAATGCCTCAAAAAAAGTTGAA